AAGATTAAAAAGACTGGTTCAAAAACCAGCCATTCTTTAGTCAGGAGAGACTTAATCGGATATTCAAGTGGCGTACAATTATTCGGCAGATAGAAGGAGGTGTTAGAAATGATTAGTCTTACAGTTGAAAGCCTGTCTCAGTTAATGGTTGCAATTGGCGCCCTGGCGTTTGTTGTATCTGTTATCACAGAGGTAATCAAAGGCATTGGTGTATTCAAGAAGATTCCTACTGACATTGTAGTTATCATCTTGTCCATGGTTCTTACTGTTGTAGCATTCTTTGCTTATGCACAGTATGCATCACTTGTAGTTGCCTGGTACCTGGTTGTTGCTGCAATTATTGGTGGCTTCTTTGTTGCATTTATTGCAATGTATGGATGGAGTAAACTTAAAGAGCTTTGGACTCGTTTCAATCCGGATAATAAATAGTAAGGAGGTTATGGGTCATGAGTATAGACTTGAATGGAATTGACCTGCAACAGTTGCAGAGTGCATTAACGCCACGTCTGACTAAGTATATCCCTTATGACCCTACTCCTAAGCAGCGCGCTTTCTTATTGATGAACGATACGAAAGAAATACTGTATGGTGGAGCAGCCGGTGGTGGTAAATCTGTTGCGCAGCTAATGGCTGCGTTGCAGTATGTAGATATACCTGGTTACTCTGCTATACTATTTCGTAAAACGTATGCTGACTTATCATTGCCAGGTGCACTTATTGATATGTCAAAGCAATGGCTAATGCCATTTGTTGAGAGTAAGGAAGTTAAGTGGTCTGAGAAAGAAAAACAGTATGTTTTTCCATCAGGTGCTACATTAAACTTTGGTTACCTTGAGTCTGCAAATGATTGTTACCGTTATCAAGGAGCCGAGTTTCAATATATAGGAATGGATGAGGTTACACACATAGACCCTGTAAACTACAGGTACCTATTCTCTCGTTTGCGTAAACCTAAAACGTTACAGGTTCCACTAAGGTTTAGAGCTACAGCAAACCCTGGTGGACAATTTGGTGAGTACTATTACCAGAGATTCTTTGTTGAAGGCAAAGATGCTGGTCGTATCTTTATAGGCGCTGGTATTGATGATAACCCATATCTTGATGCTGAAGCCTATAAAGAGTCACTCGCAGAACTTGACCCTATAGAACGTGAGCGATTACTTAATGGTAACTGGGAAATTAAAGCTTCAGGAGATATGCTGAATAGGCACTGGTTCACAATAGTGCCGAAGTCTGAAGTTCCTGCTGCTGCTAAGCGAGTAAGATACTGGGATATGGCCTCTACTGACCCAGCTAAGAGAAAAGGCAAGAACAAACGTGAGCCTGACTGGACAGTAGGTTTTAAGCTAGCACACTACCAGGGCATGTACTGGATAGAGGACATTATAAGAGAACAAAAGATGCCTGGTGACTTAGAGAAGCTTGTAGGTGATACTGCTCATGCTGATGGTTATGACGTTGCAATACGAATGGAAAAAGAGCCTGGTTCGTCTGGTGATATTACTATAGACCATTATGCACGACATATATTACAAGGATATGATTTTTTAGGCGTTTCTTCTACAGGTTCAAAAGTTGAGCGTGCAAGAACAGCTTCAGCTGCTTCACAAAGAGGTAATGTGCATATAGTTCAAGGATGCAGAAATATTCTACCGTTTCTTGACGAAGCTGATTTGTTTCCTTATGGCATTCATGATGATACAATAGATGGCTTCTCTGGAGCTTTCAATTACTTTAGAGGACCTACACTTAATAGGGTTCCATCTGGTATAAAGAAAACAGGTGGTTCTTACTGGACAAAATTTAGGAGGTGATATAAATGCAAAATGGTAAAAAGCCTGTTAACTTTAAGCAATTAGGTACTACAGGTCTTAAACGATATGGTCCGTATGTATACGAAGAGTTCCTTCCTGAATTACGTTGGCCATACGCTGGTAAAATATACCAAGAAATGGCTGATAATGACCCAGTTATTGGCGCTATTTTGTACTTAGCTGAAATGCTTATTAGAGGAACTACATGGACTGTAGAACCTGCTAGTACATCTGCAGAAGATGTAGAGGCTGCTAAGTTTCTTGAAAGCTGTATGAATGATATGGATATGTCATGGGCAAATACCATATCTGAAATTCTGTCTATGCTTACGTATGGATTCAGCTTTCATGAGATTGTATATAAGGTTAGACGTGGACCAAATGAAGTAAGTCCTAGATACAAAAGTAAGTACTCTGATGGACGTATTGGTTGGAGACGTTTACCTATTAGAGCACAGACATCGTTGCATGAATGGAAATTCAATGATGAAGGTGACGTTATTGCATTCGTTCAGATGGCTGAGCCTGATTTCAAGATTGTAACAATTCCTATGTCAAAAGGTCTACTGTTCAGAACAAGAGTTAGTAGAGACAATCCTGAAGGTAAATCTTTACTGCGTAATGCTTACAGACCTTGGTTCTTCAAAAAGCATTTTGAAGAGATTGAAGGTATTGGAATTGAACGTGACCTTGCTGGCTTTCCTGTTCTTAAGGCTCCACAGGACTTGGACCTTTGGAATGAAGATGATGAGAGAATGGTTGCATTAAGGACTAGAGCTGAAGAACTTGTAGCTTCTGTAAGGCGCGATAGTGAGGAGGGTATTCTACTTCCTTACGGATGGGAATTGTCACTTCTTTCATCCGGTTCATCGAGGCAGATTAACATTGGAGAAACAATTGACAGGTACGATAACAGAATAGCTATTACGATGCTTTCTGATATTATTTTGATTGGTAATAATAAGGCGGGTTCTTTTGCATTGGCTGATACAAAGCAGTCTATGCTTGCTGCAGCTTTGCAAGCACAACTTCAGAATATATCTGATGTATTCAATAATAAGGCAGTGCCTGACTTGTTCAGCTATAACTACTTTCCTAATATTACTGGTCTTCCTAAGATTGTTCCTGGTCAAATTCAGACACCATCTCTTAAGGAACTTGCACTTGTACTTCGTGCTATGGGACTTAATATTGCTGGTGATATGAAGCTGCAAAATTACTTACGCCATATACTTGGTATGCCAGACCTTGACGAAGAGACATTTGAGTCAGTATATCAGGGTCAAACAAGTGCCAATAATAATAACGCTGGTAATAATACAGATGAATTTGATGACACTGCGGAGAACGACTTTGAACAGAATGATTTAAGCTATACCGGAAGCGGAGGTGAATAAGATGAGTGTTGTAGTTACCAATAGGGAAATATATGATACGCAGCGAATCAGTGTATATAATGAAGACGGTTCTACAAAGACTGTGCCTCGTAGCGAATCTGTTTATATAACTGAGGAGCAGCCTGTACCTGACGAGTGCGCTGTTGATGTGCTGTTTGACATTACAAAGTCAAACAGTGATGAAGGCTTAGTTAGTGGATGGGCAAATGTAGCAGTCAATGCTGACGGCTCTTTACCACTTGATTGGCAGGATGACATGATAAGACCTGAGGTGCTTGAAAAAGCAGCTATAAAGTTTATGATGGACTACCGTGCAAGTGGTGTTATGCATGAAGGCGAATCTAAGGGCGTAGTAGTTGAATCTATTGTGTTCACAAAAGAAAAGCAAGCATGCATAGGTATTCCTGAAGGTACTGTTCCTGAAGGATGGTTTATTACTGTTAAAGTTTTGGACCCAGATGTATTTGCTAAAGTTAAGAATGGAACATTTAAGATGTTTTCAATACAGGGCAATGCAAAACGAATTAAGCTTTAGTGTTATATAATCGGGCCAAACAACGTATAATATAAATAGGGGGTGTGACAAATGCCATACTTACTTGAGGACTTGGTTATAGACCGAGTTGATTTAGTTGATGAAGGAGCCAATTCGGCAGCTTTCATAGAACTTTATAAAAGAAAGGAGCGAAGTGCAACCATGGATATTAAGGAAATCCTTAGTAAAATGAAGCCAGAGCATTCAGCGGTCATTCAGGCTGAGCTTGACAAATTGTCAGGTGAAGTTACAAAGGCTAAAGAAGATTTGGCAACAGTAACCACTGAGTGTAGCACAGCTAAGCAGGACCTTGAGAAGGCTAAAGAAGACCTGAAGGCGGCAAATGAAGGCAAGGAGAAAGCTGAGTCTGAACTTGAAACGCTTAAGGCTAAAGAGTCTGAAGAGTGTGAATGCGATGGTGAAGCTGATGAGAATGGTATGTGCAAGGTTTGTGGAAAGCCTAAGAAGAAAGCAGCATTTGACGAAGAGGAAACTCTGAAGAGTATGCCGGCTGCAGCACGTGCTATGTTCATTAAGATGCGTACTCAGAAAGAAGCAGCTGAGGAAGAGGTACGTAAAGCAAAAGATGCTGAGGCACAGGCTGAGGCAGTTGCAAAGGCTGCAGAGCTTAAGGCATTACCTATCGAGACTGATAAGCTCGTTGGTGTTCTTAAGAATTGTAGTGCTGAAATGGTAGATGTACTTACAACTATCAATGCAGCAATTGAAGGAACAGTTCTTGATGAAGTCGGCAAGAGCAACCCTGGAAGCAAGGGAGCAGACGCTTGGGCAAAGATTGAAGCTAAGGCTGATGAGATTGCTAAGCGTGACAGTGTAACCAAGCAGAAGGCTGTGTCAATTGCCATCAAGGAAAATCCTGAACTTTACAAAGAATATTTACAGGGAGGTGCAAACTAATGAACGCTTATGAAATTCCTGGTCTTAGATATAGCTTACCAGCTGGTGGAGCTGTTGAAAGACATCGTTTCGTTACTGTTGATGAGAACAGTAGTGGCATTCAGGCTGTTGCAGATTCTAACATTATCGGTGTGTCCATGAATAAGACCTCTGCTGGTCAGGTTCTTGAGATTGCCGATGGTATTGTTATGGTTGAAGCAGCTAAAGCTGTTACAGCAGGTAAGATTGCTTACGCTGATGCTAACGGCAAGGTAACTGATACTGGTACTGTAGTTGCCGGTATTGTAATCACTTCTGCTGTTGCAGGTGGTCTTGCAGCAGTTAAGATTAACTAATTGAAAGGAGATGCAAAATAATGCCTACTATGCAGAACGCTCATATTGATAGAGCATTAACCAATACGTCCGTTGCTTATATGCAGGATGCGTCTGCTTTCATTGCAGACAAAGTTTTCCCGATTGTCCCTGTTAAGAGACAGTCAGACGTTTTCTACATCTACAACAAAGGAGACTTCATGCGTGATGAAGCTCAGGTACGTGGCGCAGCAAGTGAGTCTGCCGGTGGCGATTACGGTGTTGAAGCAAGCGACCCGTACTACTGCCGTAAGCATGCATTCCATAAGGATGTTACTCCTGAGGAGCGTGCAAACTACGACGAGCCGCTTGATGCTGACACTGATGCAACTGATTTCGTATCTCAGAAGATGCTTATCCGTCGCGAGATGGAATGGGCTACTAAGTTCTTCAAGGCTGGAGTATGGGGTCGTGAAATTTCTGGTGTAGATGCTTCTCCATCTACTAACCAGGCAATTAAGTGGAACAAAGAAACCTCTAATCCTATCAAGGATATTACAGAGGCAGGTGTTCAGATGGCATCTGAGACTGGATACAAGCCTAACACACTTGTTCTTTCTCCGTTTGCTTTCAATGCACTTAAGAACCACTTTGATATTCTTGACCGTATTAAGTATACTCAGAAGGGTATCGTTACGGCTGACCTGCTTGCTACACTGTTTGAAGTTGAACATGTGTATGTTGCATGGGCTGTAGTTAACTCTGCAGACAAGAATGCAAAAGACAATGTTGGATTCATTATGGGTAAGCATGCTTTACTGTGTTACAGCAATCCTCGTCCGGCTCTTAAGAAACCTTCCGCAGGTTATATCTTTGCATGGACCGGCCTTGAAGGTTCTGGTGCGTATGGTAACCGTATCGTTAGACTGCCTATGGATATGCTCGGCCTTGGCACTGAACGTATTGAAGGTGAGATTGCGTTTGACGCTAAGAAAATCTGTGGTGACCTTGGTACGTTCTTCAAGGACATTGTTGACTAATGTTTGTAGTTAAGCGTACTTTTAGAGATGCTTCGGGTATGATTCCTGCTGGTTCTATTGTTGAGCCAGCAGGCATTAAAAGATTTAAGCATAGACTCTTAGAGGGTCATATTGTTGAAGTTAACGAGCAAAACTTTGATAAGTATGCTGATTTCTTTAAGCAGAGATATGGTATTGACCTTCCTGCTATTAAGCAGCCTGAAGCTAAACAAGAAAAAGTTGAGCAGCCTAAGGTGTCTACACCTGCAACTGCTAAAAAGACTGAAGTTAAGAAGGTAGTTGCAGCAGTAACTAAGTAGGAGGTGATTTGATGTCTTGGTCATATTCTGGCAATCCAGCTAGTAGTCAGGTTGATGAGTGTAGATTCCTATTAGGAGACACAAATGAGTCTGAACCTATTATGCAGGATGAAGAGATTCAGTACATCATTGATACCTATGGTTCTAACAAGAATCAGGTATTATACCAGCTATTTAGTAGAGCAGCAACAATCTTTGCAAGGGACATTAAGAGAAGTCTTGGTCCACAATCTGAAGACCCAACTGAAAGACTGAAGTACTTTAAGGAGCAGGCGGCTAGCTATAAAGCTAAGCTTACGTCTGCTGGTTTGTCTCTTCCTAAGTATGCATATCCAAAGGTATTCAGAAAAGGAATGCAGAACAATCCTCCTTATCCTATTCCTAAGGGGGGTGACTATCGTGTATGAAAGTCTTAAGAAATGGATTAATCTTCCAGCACAGATAAAACCGTTCATAAGAAGAAACGGAACTGGTACTAAGCTGTACGGAGATGCAGTTGATATTAAGTGTTATGCTGAAGGTAAAGTAACTACTGTCACTGATAACAAAGGTGCTGAAGTTGTTTCAAACAAGCAGCTGTACATTGATGGTTCAGTGCCCATCGCAGAACTCGATTGCATTATATTTGAAAACTCAGAGCACAGCATCAAAAGTATCAATACGTTTTATAGAAATGGCAAACCAGACATCAAGGTGGTGTATCTGTAATGAAAGGTACATTTAGCTTTGATTTTGACCAAAAGAGCCTCAACAATTTTGAAGCGCAGTGTGAAGCTGCGATTAGAAATTTAGGTAATGGTACTAAGAAAGCTACAACTGCTGCATGTCAAGAAATTCTTGGAAACAGCATGGCTGAGGTACCTAAAGATACCTACACGCTGCTGATGAGTGCATTTTATGAAGTGTCAAGAAGAACAGATACATCTGCTTCTACTTATGCTTATGAAGCAATCATTGGTTATGGTGGAAATGGTGACCCAGTCAATCCAAAGACTGGTCGCAGAGCTTCATCCTATATGGTAGAGGTTCATGAAGACTTATCAGTATATCATCCTACTGGTAAAGCCAAATTTTTGGAAGACCCTGTACGAGAGTATGCTAGAGAAAACTTTCCAAGAACCGTATTTACTTACGCACAGGAATCTTTAGCTACAATGAGTGATTAAGAGAGGAGGTGCCGTATGGCTAATCCATTGCTACTAGACATTGTTACGTTCCTTACGGACAATGGTATGGTTCAGGGTGATGGTGTAGATGCCTTCAGAGACTTCACGCCAGAAGCACCTGATTCTCTTGTAGCTCTACATGAGTACAAGGGAGACCCGGCAGTAGCATATGACCCAAATGTTAACAGGTCAGTGCAAGTAACTGTTAGGGATAAAGATGCTGATGTTGCAAGGCAAAGAGCTTTGGATATTTATAAATTGTTCATATCTGACAACTTAATCGTGAATTTCACGCCTGATAGGTGGGGCCAAGTGCATCTTAGGCAACCACCGTTTAAGATTAGTCAGGATAACAATGACAGAGTTACTTATGGCTTCAACGTTGGAATAACAACAACTATTGAATAGGAGGAATGAAACATGGCTACAAGAATTGGTTGTGATAATCTTGTGTATGCTATTATGACTACAGAAGATTCTGCCAAAAACGCACCTGTGTATGCTGCGCCTAAAGCAGCGCCTGGTGTAATGTCAGTTAACATCAACCCGAATGCTTCACAGGAAACCTTGTTTGCCGATGATGGTCCTATGGAGACTGCTACAACTCTTGGTAAGATTGACGTTGAAATTAAAAAGAACGAACTTACTACTGAGAATAAAGCAGACCTTCTTGGTCATACCATCGATGGTGACGGAGGCCTTGTGTTTGGTGATTCTGACGTTCCACCGTTTGTTGCTATTGGCTTCAGGTCTTTGAAGTCTAATGGTAACTATCGCTATGTCTGGTTGTATAAAGGTAAGTTTACCGACCCTGAGGACCAGAACGAAACAAAGGGTGACAGCATTAACTTCCAGGCTGATACAATTAAGGGTCAGTTTGTTAAGCTTAATTATCCTGTTACCGTTGGTAGCAAAAAGATTCGTATGTGGAAGTACGAACTTGATGGTGATAACCCTGGAGCTAGCGAGTCTGCTATGTCTACTTGGTTTGATGCCGTTAAAATGCCGAGCTAAGGAGGGATAACGAATGAGTGCATTGAATATTACTACTGATGCGACTGGTAAGGTTACTAAGGTAATGGTAGATGACAAAGTCATTGACAATGTATCTGATGTTTCCCAGAACCTTTCCCGTGGCACACTTGTTGCAACTATCAAAGCTACATTTGATAGCATTACAGTTACTGAGCAGGCCGGTACTCCGGCTCCTGCTTTGACTGTAGCTTTTGCAGCTGGTACAGTTACTGGCTCTACCAAGGCTACTATTACTGGAGATGCTGAGCCTGGAAATCACTTTGCTTATGCAGTTGCTGGTACAACGCAGGCTACTCCTAATGTAGGTGATGTAGTATCTGGTGCTACAACCTATGTATCTGGTAACAATATTACAGGTGTTACAGCTGGTAAGAGTGTAGCAGTATATGAGCTTACTACTGCTAATGAAGTAGTTAAGTTTACAGCGCATACTCTCATTGGTAGCGAGATTAAAGCTACTGAGTAATTATTCCGTAAAATGATTGGAGGTAACGTAATGTCTAATGTAAAAGATGTAAAATCTAAGGACATTAAGATTACCCTTAATGACGGCGTTGAGCGTACTATCAAGTTTACGCTCAATGCTTTGGCTGAACTCGAAGACAGATATGGCTCAGTTGATGAAGCGTTTAAGCAGCTTGACAACAACAGTATTAAAGCTGTACGTTGCATCCTTTGGGCTGGTCTTATTCATGAAGACCCTGAGCTTACAGAGCAGCAAGTCGGTAATCTTATTGATATTCAGTATATGCAGGAACTTATGGCGTCTCTCAATGATGCATTTGATTCAGATATGCCTGTTGCAGAAAAGCTTCCTGATAATGCAGAGCCTAAGCTGGACGGTGCACAGGACCCAAACGCCTAAATCCCAGCAATAAAGATGGGGCCAATCCGTTCGCCACAGACGACTGGGATTGGCCCTATATTTTATATGTTGGGAGAGTATGGTTGCATTATACTGATGAAGAAGTAATGAGTATGACTCCTAGAAAGTTCAAGTCACAACTTGATGTGCATTATGATGTACAACAAAGAATGCATGGAGAAAAGTCACAAAGAAATTATACTGACCAGGTTGGTTATATTGACCAGATTCCAGGTTGGTAATAGGGAGGTGTTAAAATGGCTAGCTTTGCAAATTTGACAGCAAATCTTAATCTTAATATTCAAAACTTTGCTAGTAATATGCGTAGAGCAGCTAGCTTAGCAAATCAATTCTCTGCTAACCTAAAGGGTCAGATTAACAATGGTCTTGTAGAACCAGCTAAGAAGTCAAAGTTTGAATTTAAGGATGTTGCACGTATTGTGCAAGGTATTATGATTTCTAAAGTATTCTATGGTGGATTGAATGCTATTAGAAATTGTACCAGTGCTGTTTGGGAATTTAGCCAAGAACTTGAATATGCAAAGATTGCTTATTCTAATCTATTTGGTGATACTGAATTAGCAAATGAATTCATCAATGTACTTAAAGACTTCGCCGCTACAACACCATTCTCATTCTCTGAATCTGAGGCTGCGGCGAAGCGTTTATTAGCATATGGTATTCAGTATAAGAATGTCATGTATGTAATGCAGGGTGTACTTGCCGCATCGTCAATGCAAGGTAACCCACAAGTCATTGAATCTGTTTCTAGAGCACTCGGACAAATCTACACCAAGGGTAGATTGATGAATGAGGAAATGAGACAGCTTGCTGAAGCAGGTATTCCAGCTTACGAAATCTTACAGGAAAAGCTTGGACTTACACAAAAGCAATTGCAGAATTTAGGTAAAGAAGGTATTCCTGCAAGTAAAGCCATCAATGCTCTTGTAGATGGTATGAATGAACGTTTTGGTGGAGTGGTAAATGCTTCATCTAAAACATTGAAAGGTATTATCAGTAACATAAAAGATAATGCCATTATGCTCGTGTCGGGTGCGTTTGAACCATTGATAACCGTTATCAAGTCTGGTTTGAATGAGCTTGGCGAGTTCTTATTTAAGATGAGAGAAATCTTTGAACTAAAGGGACTTGGTGGAGTATTTGAAGCAATCTTTCCGCCTGAGCTACACTCTACAATCAGGCAGTTTGTAGCTAACCTCGGTACACTGTTTCAGGCAGTCGTAAGATTAGTAGGTGCGCTTGGCGGCTTACTTAGACCAATACTTGAAGCACTGATTAGGGTGTTTAATGCTTTTGCTCCTATTCTTACTACTGTAATAAATGTACTATCAGTAATGGTATCTTGGATTACACAGAATGCAACAGCCATGAAAGTTTTAACTGCAATGCTTGCTGCTGCTGCGGCGATGTGGGTACTATTCAAAGTTAAGGCTCTTGCTAGTGCTGTAGTTGCTGGTGTCATTACTTTAATTTCAAAAGCATTAGCAGGTTTGTCAGCAATGCTAACATTTGTTGTAGCTCATCCGTTCTGGTCATTACTAATTGCTCTTACTGGCTTAGTAGTTGGCTTGTCAGGTGGCTTTGGAAAATTAAGTGATGCAATTAGTGGCGTGTTCAAAAAAATAACAGCTATCAATGGTATAGACCCTGACAAAGTACTTCTTCCTTCACAGAAGGAAAGAGCTAATGACTTGAATAAGTTCAATAAGGCTCTTGATGGTACGAAAGACTCAATGGATGACTTAGCTGATTCAACTGGTAAAGCTACAAAGGCAGCTAAAGGCTTACTTTCATTTGATGAAGTATTCAAACTTAACCAGCCTGATGAAGGCACTAACAAGGGTATTGATACTGATACAGACTTTGATATACCTGACATACCGAGCTTAGATGCAAGTTCGTTTATTCCTGAAGTACCAAGCTTTGAAGGTTTTGCTAGTAACTTTGTAACTGACATGATTGATGCTCTTAAAGAGAAGTTCATAGGTGCTGGTATTGGAGCAATACTTGGTGGCATCCTAGGTGGAATACTTGGTGGACCGCTCGGTGCAAAGATTGGTGCTATCGCTGGTGCTATCGCTGGTTGGTTCTGGAGTGACATCGCCGATGCATTAGGACTAACAGATGTAGGTAAAGTTGCATTGCCAATAGCCACTGGTCTTGGTGCAATAATTGGTGCTCTAATTGGAGGACCATTAGGGGCCGTTATTGGAGCCGGTATTGGTGCGTTAGTTGGCTGGATAATCGATTCAATAGCTAGAGGCTTTGAGACTGGCGACTGGTCACATGTTGGTCTACCTGCTGGTATAGGTATCGGTGCAGCGATTGGTATGATTGTAGGTGGTCCTGCTGGTGCTGCAATTGGTGCTGCAATTGGTGCTCTTGTAGGATGGATTGCAGACATGCTTATTGATGGCTTTACTAATGGTAACTGGGACTTCTCTCAGTTAGGACTTGGTATTGGTGGTGGCATTGGTGCAGCAATTGGTATGATTGTTGGTGGTCCTGCTGGTGCAGCAATTGGTGCAGCAATTGGTGCTTTGATAGGTTGGCTTATTGGTCTCATAGCTGATAACTGGGATAGCATCACCGATTGGTTCTCTGATGTATGGGATAGTCTTACAACATTCTTTAGTAATATAGGTTCTTCTGTAGGCCAGTGGTTTGCAGGCGTAGGAGAGTGGTTCTCACAAGGATGGTCTAGCCTAGTTGGAGGAGTAAGTGACTTCTTCACTGGTATTGGTGAAAAGTTTACAGCAGGTCTTACAAGTGTAAAAGAATGGCTTAGTGGAATATGGACTGCAATATCTACAAGCGTAGGTCAGTGGTTTGCACCCATTGGAACTTTCTTTACAGATGTAGGTACAGGTCTTGCAACATTTGCTTCAGACTTATGGACTGGTATTACAACTGTATTCAATGATATTGCTACTGCTATAAGTACAGTTATGCAGGACATCTGGTCTGCTATTACAACTGTATGGAATGATATAAGCTCTGCAGTAAGTACTGTATGTACAACCATATGGGAAACAATCTCTAACATATTTGGTTTCATCAAGGACTTAATTGTCAAAGTTGTTTCTGATATATGGAATGCTATTGTTGAGTGGTTCACACCTATTGCTGAAGAGATTGGTAGAGTATGCTCTGAAGCTTGGAATGCAGTTTCAACTTGGTTCACTAACATATTCAATACTATATCTGAAAAGGTAAAGGCTGTATGGGAAACCGTTAAGACATTCTTTGGTAATATCCTTACTTCTATAACTACAAAGGTTAAGGAAGCATGGAGTGTAGTATCTACTTGGTTCCAGAATATATGGAATGTAGTTAAAGAAAAACTGTCGGGTGCTTGGACAGCAGTTAAAGACTTCTTTGGTAAGATTTATACGTCTATTAAGACTAAGGTATCAGATTCTTACAATGCAGTTAAAAACTTCTTTGGTAACATGTACACGTCAGTTAAAGAAAAGATTGGCAATATGTACACGTCAGTAAAGGATGGCATAGGTAATATTTACAATTCATTTAAGAATTGGATTTCTAATCTATGGGACAATGTATTTGGTAAGTTCTTTGACTGGATAAACACTGGTATTGATAAGTTAAGAGAATTCTTTGGCTTAGATAGTAAGGCTAAGAACACTGATACAAGCTATGCAGATAGTAGTGGCTCTGGTACAAAGACAGGACATGCAACTGGTGGTATCTTTAACAGAGAGCACATTGCAAGATTTGCTGAAGGAAATAAAGCAGAGGCTGTTATTCCACTTGAAAATGCTGGAGCTATGCAACCATTTGTAGATGCTGTTGCAGATGGTATTACGGCTAGCTTGATGCCAATAGTTGCTAACATATCTGGTGGTCAAAATCAGTTGCAGCCGTTGTATGTTGGAACGCTTATTGCAGATGAGAGAAGTCTTAAGGAACTTAACCGTAAGATGCAAGTTATTCAGCTGCAAGAGAATAAAAGGAGGGGTTAATAATGGCTAGTAATTTTACCATAAACGGAAGGGCTATTAAAAACCCTTCCGGTTTCAAAATAGAACGATACAATGTTACCAATATGGAGCGTTTAGCTGATGCAAAAATGGTTGGTGACTTAATTGCTAAGAAGCGAAAGTTTTACTTCACTTATGATGCAATAACTGGTGAGGACTTAGACAATATACTTGAGGCTATTTGGGAAACGAACAAGTTGTTCTTTTCGCTTAAGTACAAGGAGAACGGAAAAGATAAGTCTGCTACAGTGTATGTAGGCTCCATACCTACTGAGTTGCATAAGGCAGGTAAAACTACAAACTGGGTATGGAGAAACGTTACGTTCAATCTGATAGAACAATAAGGAGGTGCTAGTATGGCAGATACAGTTATACGTGATGCCACTGACGAAGATTTCAATGCTCATAGTAGATGCATACTGTTGAAGCTTGACATCTTCTTTGATGGTTTACAGAATGACCCATTAACTGTTACTAGAGAAGATTACCTTATCGATGCTGATATTCTTGATGAGGCTGGTGCAGAAGATAACAATCCGCTTGTGGCTATATCTGCAAATGAATTATCATTTAGCCTATACAATGAAGATGGTATGTTTAGTCCAACTAATGCTAATGGTCCATACTATGGTAAGATAAAGGTTAATGTACCAATTATTCCATATATGAAGCCAGACATGGATGATGGTACTGAAGTTAACTGGATAAAGATGGGTGTGTACTATGTTTCTGACTGGAATGCTACTGTAACAGGCGCCGCAGCTTCAATAACAGCTGGTGACAAAATTCAGCAGGTACTAATGGAACCTTCACCTGTAATACCTGTAGGTCTTAATAAAACACAGGCTGACTTTTTCCAGGAAGTATTCGATGCACTTGGCTATGCAGCAAGCATATCTAAAGATTTGAATGCTACACTACTGTACACGTTTACAGAAGGTGAACAAAAGAAATTTTTACAGGAGATGCTGCAAGGAGCAATTGCATATTGTACATGCGATAAGAATGGTGATATAGTAGTTGAACCACTTGACAGTACAAGACCGTTAAGAGCAACTATTACTGATGCTGACCAGATTATAAGTGTAGATTCTGAGCAGTCAATTGTTAAAACGTATGGTGGTGTAGAACTTACATATGTACTTCCACAATTGACAGAAGCCATACAGCTATTAGAAATAAAAGAGGCTAATGTTCCAGCTGGTATATTTACTCATAATAAAGTAGCACTGAGTAAAGGTCCTGCTAAAGTAATTACGAATGTATATGCCATTACAGAAAATAAAGAAGTAGCAATTATAGACTATGTAAATTCACCGTGGGATATAACTCTTATCACAAAGAATGAAAGTACCACTCAGGCTACATCTGACCTGGCAGTATATGGTATAGCTGTTGACTTTGTAGAAACTATACTTACTGATAATGTTTCAAATGTTCTAAAGGTAAAGAATAGATATATACAGAGTACAGAATATGCAAGCAAGTACAAGGAAATACTTGAAGCATTTGTAAATAGTGATATGCCAACACTTACACTTCAGGTAAGAGGAAATCCGCTACTTAATGTTGGAGATAAAATATGTGTACAAAGTGAAAAGTACAACTTAGATTTCACAGGTGTTCTGCAAAGAATTAACTACAAGTATGTTGGTTCTTTATCATGCGAGATAACCTTACTAAATTCTGATATATTGGAGGTGAGTAGATAATGGAATACTTGGCTAACGTTCTTCCAGTTGACCCAAAGTCCTGGTCATTGAATAAAGCTACTATGACGAGTAAGCTTATTAAGTTAGAAGCAGGTGGCACAGCGTCTACTTCACTAACGCATGAACAAGTACAGTTTACACCAAAAGCTTTTAAGGTAACTGCAAAGTTCATTGGAGAGTTTGACGAATTTTCTCCAGCAGCTTTTGCTAAACTACTGATTAAAGATAAAGATAAAAAGTACCAAATCTTTACAGTTCCATTTCAGGTTACTAGTAAGGTTTCTGATGCATACTTAATGCAAGCTGAACTGCTAACCAATGTTGCTGATTTCAATGATTTAATATTTCAGTTCAATACTGAAGAGTATGTTGAGATAACTGAATGGAAGCTATATCCTAGCTCAGATATTGACACTAATACGCTTAACACAATTGAGGCTATGTTGCCTCAATTCTTGTACTCATTTAATGAGAATGCTATAACTGTTGGAACAAATGAAACAGAAATAGTAAACTTGCCATTTGCAATGGGTGATGCTGGAAACCTTTCTTGTCACTTACTTTTTAGTTATGTAGCTAACACAGCATGCAATATGACAATTACAATTAAGGTTGATGGCTCTGCAGAGCCATATACACCTATAGTTGCACAGATACAGGAAGGACCAGGTTTTGTAGGTATACCTCATTCATTCTTGCAAGTCCAAGCAGCAGCTCATTTAATTTCAGTAACTGTAAAGTTAGAAGCAAGCGATTCAACAGCTAGTGATACTACTCCTAGCTTATCTATACAGACAAAAGCAGTAAGATATACATGTGAAGGTCGTGGTATTCTTAATGGTGCCGGTGGTGAATATCCACACGCTGAAGTATCTGAAACATATGATGAATATCCTACCATTAACATTGAACTTATTGAATGTAGTACAACATGTGAAGTTACTACTGATGCGTACACTAATATAGAGAATGTTGATAATTATTCTTATCCTAGTGTAGCACTGACTAGTCTTGATTGCTCTGCTAACATTCCACTTGAAGATGTAAAAGCTATTGGTGCAGCTGAGCACTTCGTGTATAATTCTACACGTTCAGACCTCATTCATATAACAGGAAATGTTGTACTTACAGATACTGGTATTACGTTTGAGAATGGTATTGGTGAAGGCATCGTTACATATGATGCTCTGTACCCTACCGAAAGCTATAACACGCTTATAAACTGCATAGAAGTTAAAGCCACTGATACAACTGGCATAAGACTGGCATTTAGTACTGATGGTTCTAATTGGTACACAATGAGTAGCTCTGATGAATGGACTGCGATAAGCCTTACATTGTCTGATATGAGTGCAAGTGGAATATCAGTGTATAAGCTACTTACTATGAATAGTGAAGTATTCAAAAAGTTGTTTGAGCTTGGTGGCTCAAATAGACTAACTGTAGCAGTATACATGACTTCATCTGTTCAGCAGACTTCATTCACGCTTACACAGATTTCAGTTTATTATAGTACTGATGAGTCAAATTCACCACTTGAGCCACCAATACTAACATTTGCTATTGCTGAAGACAACAAGGCTAGAGTTCATTGGCAGCCACCAGTTGGTCAACCAAGAGCAATGAAGATATACTATGGAGAGACAACTGATTTTGGTAGCACAATACAGTCAGATGTTGGTGCAACATTCTGTGAAATTTCTGACTTAGCCAATAGAACAAAGTATTGCTTTGCTGCAGCAACCCTTGGTTATGGTAGGGAAAGTGAAAAGTCAAACATACTTATGGCAGTTCCTACAATACCTGTACCACGCTTTGTACTTTGTGAAGCTGACCCTAGTAAGATTACTATCCAGTGGCAAATTGTAGGTGCAACATATGATTCATACAATGTGTACCTTGGTACCTCTAAAGATAACATTGCATTGCATAGTAATACTACAGAAATGCAGGCTGTTATAGACAATCTACAAAATAATGTAGAGTACTTTGTAGCTGTTACAGGCGTTAAGCCTACCGAAGAAAGCTGGTACTCAGAAATTAGAAGTGCTAGGCCACTTCTTCCTGTGCTTATCATTTCTGATATTAACACTGGACAAAATGAAGTAAGACTGCGGCTTAGACTACCAGACAAGTATGCGGAGTATACTGGCTATACAAAGTACAGAGTTTATTATGGTATTACTACAGATGCTATGCTTGACTATGTAGAAGTCACAAGTACTAATGTATTAGTTTCAAATCTTGCTACTGACACGCAATATTACTTCTATGCTACTGGCTTAACTGACGCAGAAGAAAGCACTCCTAGCGAGGTAGCATCGGCTGCAACAGATAGCAGTCTTAAGTTTACAACGCTTGGACACACAGGTAAAGAAAAGCCTACACAAGAAGATGCTGATGCACTGTATACTCAAACAGTTGAAGTTACTGGTGGTATTCAGAAGTACATCGTTCCTGAGACTGGTACTTACCTTATAGTTGCTATTGGAGCTGCAGGAGGAAAAGGTGGTGGAGCTACAACAAATGCTAACTGCCTTGGAGGCTTTGGTGCAATAATCAGTGGTGAGTTTGACCTGAATGCTAATGATGAGTTGTACTTGCTTGTAGGTCAGAAAGGAACAGATAACCCTCAGACATCTGGTGATGCAACAACCGGTGCTGGCGGAGGAATGTCAGTAGTTGCAATTAAAGATGACACACAAACTGATATGCTATTTGGTACTATTCCTGTAAGACCTCTTATTGTTGCTGGTGCTGGTAATGGTGGTGGTGATGCTGCTTATTCAGGAACGCCTGGTGATAATGCTTTACTTGATGAAGGAACAGATGATTCCTACCTATCTAGTGATTATTCTGGTGGCGGATATAGACAGTACAGGAATAGTAGTTACTGTGGTAAGTCATTCTTAGCTGGTGGTGATGCCGCATCATACACCTATAGTAGAGCAGGCAATGTCTCTAATGCGGGCTTTGGCGGTGGTGGTTCAAACAAGGATGATGGTGATGGCGGTGGTGGTGGTGGCTACCGTGGTGGTGTTATAAGTGTACATGGTGGTAGCTCATACAATGCTGGTAATAATGCCACTGCTGAACTTAACACTGAAAGAACAGATGGCTTAATCAAAATAAAGAAGTTAGGAGGAACCGAATAATGAGAAGCATGAGACAGGTCATAAAGACCAATCACAACTTTGTTACAGGTGAGCATTACGAACAGCGTATGCTCAAACCTGTACAGGAAGCACAGAATCGTGTTACAATTCAACTCTGCGACGCCGATACTGGCAATGTTATAGAAGAAGCAGCTACTGAAAATGCAATTACACCATTTTTCGAGTGTAGCGCATATGGTACTATTGCACAGCAGCTAAATCATAATTCACTGTATGGTGGATGTGAATATCCTGCCTTTGAGTCAATAGTTCTTAGTGATAGCGATATTGGAGAACTTGAAGATTTGTACTTCATCCATGGAAACGTTGTTGGTATGTGCAATAGAGAAGACACATCTGGTGCTGACTCGCATAAACAACGTGGTACGTATAACTCAGCAGAGAGTTACTCAAAAGTAGAAGATAATGGATACAGACATATACATCTTGTATATGACTGGCCAACTTCTGCTGGTAATGGTAAGATTCAAAATATCTACTGGCTACCATGCTCTTTTAATTTTAGTTATCCTAACTCTACTAGAGCACTCGCATGTATGCAAATATACAATAATAGGTACTCAACAAGTGATATAGTATTTGATAGAAGGGGCAACTTATACAAAGTTGTAAATGATAATAAGTACTACAAGATTCTTAATATGCTAAAGTTTGTAAATGGCATTGAATCTGCAAAAGTTGCTACTGAAGAAAGCTTTCATAATATATATGAAGTTAATGGATATTATTATACATTTAGTTATGCATGTACTAATGATAATAAGGCAACATTTACTGCTACATTAACAATCAATAAGCATGATACAGATGGAAACATTGTAGATACTTGGACAGAAGACATGGTATCAAGTGTTCCACAGCTTGTAAAGCTTAAGAATAAATCTAAGCTTAATTCAATACAGGTAACAGCTAGAGAATACTGTGATTATGATGGTTGGATTGGTTTTCAGATTTACTTTAATTCTGGTTCAAGCTCCTATAATGTTTTTCCTACTAGGAATAGTGCTGGTGAGTTAGAACCAAATAAAACTTACAGTGTTAGTATATACTCAATGTATAATGTTCTTACTAAACAGTGGCTTCATACGCCTAGCCCATGGGATGTATGGTGTACGTATGAACACTACACCAGTCATACTGTGCTTAAGAAAATAGATAATAAGCATATTACAACTTCAGGTGCATATATTCTTGTTGATACAAGCAATGCAGATGTTACTGGTGAACAGTACACGCATAACTGGAGTAGCTTAGGTAATGAAAACACATACTATTATCCACTTAGTATGCATCCTACACTACCATTATGTACATGTACAGGAGTCTATGGGAGTGGAATGTCAGTAATAAGCCCTATATCAGCACAGACGCGCCTAGCCTCACCAATAACTAAGACATCACTGAATACAATGAAGATTCAGTATGACTTCTTCTTCAAGATACCTCTTCCATATATGCCTCCAGAGCATGTATGGGACTTGTATAAATAGTCACTGAAAGGAGGAACCAGTATGGATGGAATTACACCTGAAGCTTGGCTAAATCTTGGTATTCCAGGAGCTGCACTCTTCATTGTCTTGGTTATTGTAATATCAATGTTCAAGCAGCAAAGTAAGAGTGTAGATAAGCTGTGCATCAAGATTGACGAGCTTGTCACTAGCTTCTCAGACAACAATCTTAAGCTAAACGAAGTCATCATTTCAAATGATAAGGACCAGAAAGAGGTCCTCAGAAAACTTGATGACATCAATGATGTTGTGCAGGATATGCACAAGCGAGTTGTTAGAATCGATACTCGACTCTACGACCATAAATGTATAAAGGAGGAATAGATATGAGTAATAGTTCTTTAGTGAATTGTACTGTAAAAAGTCCAAATCACAGTGGTAAACGAACACACAAGATTGACCGTATCACGCCACACTGCGTTGTAGGCCAGTTATCAGCAGAAGCTATTGGCGGATGCTTTACAAGCACCGCTAGACAGGCATCTTGCAACTATGGTATTGGTCCTGATGGAAGAGTCTGCTTAGTAGTAGATGAAGAAAATAGAAGCTGGTGTAGTTCTAGCAGTGCTAATGACCAGCGCGCTGTTACTATTGAGTGTGCTTCTGACAAAACTTCTCCATATGCTATGAAGGAAGCAGTATACAGCAAACTTATTGACTTATGTGCTGACATCTGTAAGCGCAATGGTATTACTAAGTTGCTGTGGCTCGGCGGCAAAGAGAAGACGCTTTCCTATGAACCTAAACCAGGAGAGGCTGTTCTTACAGCGCATAGATGGTTTGCAAACAAATCTTGCCCTGGTGATTGGCTATATTCTCGTTATGGCGACCTTGCAGACAAGGTAAATGCAAAGCTTGGTTCAAGTGACAAAGCGCCGCAGCCTTCAGACAAAGTACTTTACAGGGTACAGACTGGAGCATTCAAGGTTAAGAAGAATGCTGAAGCTCTTGAGGCAAAAGTTAAAGCGGCAGGCTTTGATACTTATGTCACAATTGTAGATAACATGTACAAAGTCCAGGTAGGGGCATTCTCAAAGAAAGACAATGCAACTGCATTAGCTGCGAAGCTTAAGGCTGCTGGCTTTGACTGCTTTATAACTACAAATGGCCAGTCAGATACAAAAGCTAACACAACCATTAAGAAAGGCAGCAAGGTAAAAGTTAAGTCTGGTGCTAAGACTTATACAGGAGGCAGCGTTGCGAGTTTTGTCTACAAAGGAACTTACACTGTAGATGAACTTAAAGGAGACAGAGCTGTACTTGATAAGAGTGGTATCTGCACACCATTTAACGTAAAGGACCTTACACTGGCATAATTTGTAAACCCAGCATGAAAGTGCTGGGTTTCTTCTTATTAAAATATAAACGCGTAACACGTTCGTGATTATAAGGCGATAATTTATATTAAAACTCATTTACGAACCCGTATATAACAAGTTGCGCGTTCATAGATACGTCTGTGTTAGTATACACATAATTATTATAAAGGCAGCCCCTTATGGTTTTTCACGGACGTATTTACAACTTCTTTCCTTCATTATATAATAAGGTAAGAAAAGGAGGTACAGAAAATGAGTACTAATAAACGAATCAGTGCTGCGGCGAGGCGTCGTAGACAAAAAGTAATAATGCAGCGTCGAATAGCTTGTCTTGTAGTTTCCACAGGACTTATAGCTGGCACTGCATTCACGTCTAATCACTTTCATCAAAAAGAGGTACAAGCTCTTAATGATGAGATTTGTAGATTAAACGTCCAAGTAACGGAGTTGGCTAGTGAGAATCAGGACCTCAGCGCCGCGCTGCAGAAATCCAACGAGAAATTAAGATTGTTTGTAGATGACACTACAGTGCACGCCGCGGAGCCTACATACTATGACATTCCGCTAAGTAAAGAACTTCAGCTGTACACTTACACAAGATGTGTAGATTATGGCATTCCTGAACATTATGAACTTGTACTTGCAATGATGTGGCAAGAGAGTAACTACACACCAGACCTTATAAGTGCAACTGATGACTATGGCATTATGCAAATAAATGCTTGCAATCACGAATGGTTAAGTGATTTACTCGGAACTACAAATTTCTTAGACGTTTGCCAGAACATAGACGCTGGTACCTATATCATTTCTAAGATGCTTCTTAAATATGGTGATGAGCACAAAGCTCTTATGGCCTACAACATGGGAGAAAACGGTGCTGCACTGAATTGGGACGCAGGAATCTACACAAGCTCGTATAGTCGTGGGATTATAGCGAAGCGTGAAGCAATCAAGTCTAATAACTACAACGCCAATTAAGAACTGATTAAATTTGCAAAAACAGGAGAATATATAAGGAAATAAAATATAAGTAAGAAAAGCCTAAATATTCATATTCAATCAAATTTTCTAATTTATTAACTTTCTTAACATTCTCAACCATCTTAACTTTTTGGCGACTTAAATTCACTTTTCAGTTTTCATTTTGAAAAACTCAAAAACAAAGTCTTAAAGGCAAGGTTGTAGATTTTTCGTCAAAAGGTTAAGATGGTTGAGAAAGTTGAGATGTTAAGAAAATGCTGAGTCGTGGCTGATGTCGGATTGCCAGCAGACCCGCAAATGACTTCTGTAGAAAATCCGTAAGGAAAGGGGGCTTACTTTTAAGAAAAAGTAGAGTATAATAATATCATAAGGTGCGGGGCACCTAAGAGACACTAAGTCGAAAATACAAGAAAGGATGGTAATTACCATGGCAAAGAAATTTGAAGTTGAAGTAACTGTTCCTGAAGGATTGAGCGCTGGTGACAAGTTCACTATCGAAGTCGAGGCTCCTACTCCTGAGAAGAAACCGAGAGGCCAGCTGGCTGGTATCGCTTTGGAGGATATGACAGATGAGCAGCTTAAGCGTGAGCTTATCAATGCTAACTCTGTTCTTTACAAAGCTAAACAGCGTGGCGCTTCTGAGGAGACTATTGCTGCTAACCAGGCACGTGTTGATGCTGCTAAGGCTGAGAAAGCTAAGCGTACAGGCACTCCTGCTGAGAGCGAAGCTCCTAACGTTGAGGCTGCTATGGAGGGTGGCGCTGAAGCTGAGGGCGAAGGCGTTTATGATGAGGATGCAGCTGCTGAGATGTAATTAACTTACGTCTCACAATCAATTGGCGTGTGTTCTAAGAATGCTCGCCGATTGTTAAGAGCTCATAGTGTTCTAGCGAGCTGAGTGTGCGATTGCAGGACACCATCCATTTTTATGAGCTCTTAACAGTCGGTGAACAGATTCACAGACTAGTATCGCTGCGACGTATGAATGAGTGTAGTTCATCCCTACACCATACCGGATATGCGCCGCAGCGTACCTTTCCTACTACACCTAGCGGGGTAGAGCAGTTTGGTAGCTCGCAAGGTTCATAACCTTGAGGTCAGTGGTTCAAATCCACTTCCCGCAATTTGATTACCTGGCAGACAAAAAGATAAAAGGACCTGATATGGAAAAATGCGGTCATTGGGTAATAAAATGACTGAGTGCTATAAAGCTGGGAAGGCACTCAGTAACTTATAAAGGTTCCTGTAGCTCAACGGATAGAGCACTCGGCTACGAACCGAGAAGTTAGGGGTTCGAAACCCTTCAGGTACACCATCAGTTCTGATGTAGGTTTCTTTGCTGGTCTTGTCAGCCGGCACACTTTCATCCTACATCAGAACTTACCTTGTCTGCATGATAAGTGCAGACTATTCTTTGGATGAAAGTCTTAAAAGGCGGGTCACTAGTTTAAGGAGGTGTCCAGATTGAGAAACAGAATATTGATGTCTAGAAACTGCCTTGAAGTTCAGTGTGACCGCAATGACGTGGAAACACAAACTCTTATGTCTAGCATCTATCCTATTCATACAAACAGAATAAAGACAAGTTATAAGATGTCTATACATAAGGTTCCGGAGGTACTTAAGTTGCTGAGAGGAATTGGTGTAGATAACATAGATACTGCGCCACAGCAAGTTCAGGAATACTTTTACAATGAGCTGGCCATTAGAAGTAATGTTGAAGATTTGATTAAGAATGGGCCAAGAGAATCATGTGAAGTGAATGAACACTTAACTCTTATGCGTCATCAGCAGCTCGGCAGAGAAATAGCAAAGTATCAGGACAGATACGCTTTCTTTTATGATACACGTACAGGTAAGACTCCATTGTCATTAGCAATAATGTATGATGACATTGTAGCTAACCCTTCTCATAAGTGGCTAGTAGTTTGTCCATTGATTCTTATTGAGAATGCCTGGATTCCTGATGCTGCTGAGTTCATACCAGAGATTAAGATAGTTAGCTGTCATGCATCTACACCGGCTAAACGAATTGAGCGTATCAATTCAGACGCTAATATTTATGTTACTAATACAGAATCATTTGTAAAGTATCGTGAGTACTTTGATAAGCTGCATCTTACTGGCTGCATAATTGATGAAAGCTCTGATATGAAGAGTCCAAAGTCAAAAGTCAGTAAAGAGCTTGTAGATTTTGCACAGACACTTAAGCGTTTCTACTTATTGTCTGGTACACCTGCACCTAATGGAGAACAGGAATATTACATGCAGCTTAAGGCTGTAGATTATTATGGTATTCAGCAAAGCTACACTCAGTTTAAGGAACATTACTTTGTCAATATGTCCTACAATCCACAGTTTGAAAAATTGGCTTTAAGACCAGACAAAAAGGACGAGCTCTTTTCTCTGATTAGACAGTATGCACTTTATGTCGACAAGGAAGATGTGCTTACAACGCCAGGTAGAACATTTCATGAGGTAGAGTTTGAAATGCCACCTGAGCTTAAGAAGCACTACAATAAACTTAAGAATGAGCTGTACATTGAGCTTGGTGATGGACTGCAAATTACAGCACCAAGTACAGCCGCAAAACTCAATAAGCTAAACCAGGTAACATCTGGTTTTGTAATTGATACGCAGGCTGTAAAAGAAAATAAGTTCTACAATGAAGATAGAACAGAGCTGTACAATTTAAGCGGCTACCGTTTCGCAAAGCTTATTGATTTGCTTGGAGAAATAGGAGATGAGCAGGTTCTTATATGGGCTAACTACAAAGCAGAGTTCAAAATCATACGAGAAGCACTTGGAGACACGTGTAGATGTGTATATGGCGAAACTTCCATAACTGAAAAGAATGAAGCGATTCGTCTGTTCAAAGAAGGCAAGATTCAGTATTTGATTGCAAACCCAGCATCAGCTGACAAAGGTCTGACACTAACAAATGCCCATATATCAATTTACTTCAGCTTGAACTGGTCCTATGAACTTTTTAAGCAGTCAATGGAACGAATCTATGGAGACATTAAGAAGCAGCCAAAGCACTGTGATTATTATGTAATGATTGCTAAAGGAACAATAGATAGAGTGTTATACAGCGACGTTCTTCAAGGTAAAGGAAGGGCAAGTTACGCAGTGCTTAACCACCTGAAAGGTGGTGCATTGTAGTGTACTACATAACAATTGGCGAAATAATAGAAAGCTTACAGGAGCTGCCAAAGAATACAGAAATTAGTTCATTCGGTACAGGTTACTGTAATGATAGACAGTACATAACTGTCAGTGATATAGATGGTAATGTACTTAAAGAAATAAATCTTAACAGGAGGAACAACGATGCGCGTTAAAACTGTCAATGTTACAAACCCTAGAAATGTGCTAGTGCAAATACCTAGCTTTGTTATTGCAGACTGGGGTACTACACTTGGCAGTCATTTAGAGGTATGTTATGATGAACAAAAACAGACAATTACCATCAGACCAGCAATACAGCGACGAGGGAACTCTACTGGAAAAAGTAATGCAATGGCTGGAACCGCAGAGGCGAGAGCGAATTAAAGCTATTCGTGTATGTGATAGATACAACAAGGGTTACTCTGACGTATTCATATGTGTACACGGCATACTAGTGTTAGCTGAGCTTAAGGATGACACTGGTACACCGACGCCGCACCAGTTAAAGTTTCTTGAAGAGATGCGCGCCGCCGGAGCTATCGGAGGTGTGTGTAGGTCTGTAAAGGAAGTTTCTGACTTAGTTGAACAAGCTAAGCAACTAATTAAATAAAGGAGGATATCTTATGCAAGATGACATTAACGATAAGATAGCAAGTAATGTTGGTCTTATCTTTAAGCAGCTGAATAAGTTTAATCTTGCTAAGGACCCTGAAGCTGAGAGCATTGGTTATGAAGCACTTTACAATGCAATACTAACATATGACCAAAGCAAAAGCGTACAGTTTTCTACGTATGCTTCGGTATGTATCTACAATGCTTTAGGGTCATATGTAAGAGCGCAAAATAAGCAACGCCAACTGGAGGTAATATCTTACAACAATGTTGCTTACACAGAAGATGGAACAGACCATGAGTTTGTAGATTTTATTTCTGCACCATCAGATGTTGAGCAGGACTACATGAAGAAAGAACTACATAGGTTGATTAGAGAAGAATTTCAAAAACAGTATGATATGCTGACAAATGAGAAGCATAAAAGTATCATATCACTGTGGCGCGATTCAGAGTATGAAGCGTCAATGGTATCGATAGCTAAACAAGTCGGAGTTTCTCAGCCATACGTCAGTCAAGTCATAAATAGCTTCAAATTTAATTTAAGAAAAAGATTGGAGGAACACTACTATGATTGAAGTCGCAAAAGTTATCAATCTAATTGGTAACACAAGCAGTAGCAATGATAAGTTGTACCTGCTTAAGAAGAACGAAAATGTGCCCGGACTTAAGACTATTCTTAAGTTTATCTATGACCCGTACACAAGAACAGGTATTTCTAAAGCTAAGCTTGCTAAGGCACTTAAGATTGCAGAAGCACGTGGTCCATACGTTATTGGTAATGAGCCATTTATCTCGTATACTGAGATGATTGATTACTTAAAGACGCACACTACTGGAAATGATTGTGACATTACAATGGCAGCACGTTTCATTAACTGCACCAAAGTAATGTATCCTGAGGCTGAGGAGCTTGCAAAGGCAATTGTTACACAGGACTTGAAGATTGGTGTTACGGCAACATCACTGAATAAAGTGTATGGAGCAGATTTCATTCCTAAGATTGGTTGCATGCTTGGCACGCTGTATGGTGATGTTGGGCCTGAGAAGACCAAGTGGCCTTGCATTGTTACAGAGAAACTTGACGGTATTCGTCGTATCCTGGTTAAGGAGAATGGTGTTTGTAGATGCTATAGTCGCTCAGGACATGAAGACACCGGTCTTATTGAAATCGTAGAAGATGCAAAGTATTTGCCTAACAACACTGTGTATGATGGCGAGCTTTTAGCAGCTGGCACATTTAAGGATTGCATCGCCCAGCGCCAGGCTACAAACTCTATTGCAAACAGCAAAGGCGACAAAACAGGTCTTACATTCAATGTGTTTGATATGGTGCCGCTTGATGAGTTCAGAGCTGGTATTTCTAACGATAAAGCCCTGGTTCGTAAAATCACACTAGGTGCAACTTTAATGGATGAAAGCATCCAGCACCTTGAACCAGATAAGTGGCCTATGCTTATTCAGGCATTCGGTATTCATACAGAACTTAAGGCTATACGTCCAGTCCCTATTCTTGGACTTGTTAAGTGCATGGCTGACGTTGAGCCAATTGTCAATGAGATTTGGGCACGTGGCGGTGAAGGTGTAATGCTTAACTCTACTGTTGGTAAGTATGAAATTAAGCGTTCAAAAGAGCTGCTTAAAGTTAAGCATACTGAAGAGCACGTTCTTGAAGTAGTAGACATTCTTGAAGGTACTGGCAAATTTGAAGGAATGATGGGAGCACTTGTAGTTGACTATAATGGTAATAAGCTTGGTGTAGGTTCTGGCTTTAATGATGCTCAGAGAAAAGACATTTGGGACAATCCTGAAAAGTATCTTGGACGCAGCATTGAGATTGACACATTTGGCGAATCTACAAATGCTCTTGGTGAGAAATCACTTAACTGTCCTATATTTAAGAGATTTGTTGGAGAGGAGGAATAACAATGCTTAACACAGACGTAAACATTTGTAACGCGTGTAGATGCACACACTTTGGTAATGAGCCTGCAAATACAAATGATGATAATCAGTGCAATGAAGAGGCGTGTGCTGAAGCTACACAGCATTACAATGAGGAGCAGAACAAGGAAAGTGAGGTGCATGAATAGTGGCTGGTTTAACAATGGATATTTTAGCACCTCGCCGCAGCGCTGAAGTTACAATAACAAGGTATTGGGCTAACAAGCTTTCTATTGAAGAAGGCGTAGTTACTTGCCATGTGCTTGGTTTATTTCAGTGCGTTGATGGTGACGACTGTGCCTATCCAGTATTTGTATGTGAACTTGATGATGGAAGAGTCATCAATGTAGATACACTGGATGTAAAATTTACAGATACAGAAGGAGGCGTGCTTAAGTGATGATTGTAGTTATTCAGATTATGTGCATCTTGTTTTCGCTTATCTGTATAGGACAAGCAATTAAGAATGGAGCTACAAAGTTTGACAAGATTTCATTCTGTGTATTTTGCCTTATATTCTTATTGCTGTGCGTAGGTTTACAGGGGGTGAAATAATGTTACTAATTTCAATAGACGGTGCTTGTCGTCGTAATGGTAAGCCAGATTGTGTATCAGCTGGTGGTGTATTCATTCAGCAATTTGACAGTGAGTTAAATCTGCAACAGACAAGTATACTGTCAAACTATGAAACTGCATCTACAAATCAGCGTGGTGAGTTACTTGCTCTACTAACAGCTTTAGACTATGTATGGTCTGCTAAGCAGTCAACACAGATTGTTACAGACTCAGAATACTTATTCAATGCTATGACAAAAGAGTGGTATAAGAGCTGGCAGTATAAATGCTGGGTCACTGCGACTGGCGAGCCGGTAAAGAACAAAGACTTATGGCAAGAAATTGCACGTGCCTATTGTAGATGTGAAGACGCAGGCATTGACATTGTGTTCTATCACATTAAAGGTCACTGTATTCCATTTGGTAAAGTAACAGCTAATACGCTTCTGACTAAAGATACTACAGGGGCCCGCCTTATGACAGAAGTATTTATCAAGTATGATATGGTAAGCAAAACTACAAAGAAGAACCAGTTAGAACAAGCAAATACTTTATCAGAAAGAAACAATGGTTTCAAGCTTACGCCTGATAAGATGAGACAGTTTGTAGTTGCAAACGTCATGGCAGATGCAGTAGCTACTAAGTGTGTAGAAGCAGCAGATGCACTAATGTAACAGGCAGTAACCAATGGTTCGTAAAATGTGATTTTACAACTTCACATTTTTATGATATAATTAAATTATCTTAAGGGGACAAGCCTTAAGAACAAATCAGAAGGAGGATATTCACATGAGTACAGAAAACAAGAAAGCTACTGAAGAAGCATTGGTAGCACAGCAGCAGGCAGAACTTGCTACACAGTCCGAAGCACCTATGGGTTTTGAGGATGAAGACGCTGGGGATATGATTATTCCTAGAGTAAAAGTTGTACAAACCTTAAGTCCTGAAAGAAAGGACAAGCAGGCTAATGAAGGAGACATTATCAATTCTCTTACTAAGGAGCGTTTGAACGGTAAGACCTTTATTCCGGTATTCAAGTTCAATAACAACATTGATTGGAAGGACCGTGCAGACGGTGGCGGAATTCTGTGTATCGCTCGTGACGGTAAAGTTGGTGAGAAGTCAGACGGAACACAGGTAATGTGTGCATCCTGTAGGCGTTGTGAATTTGATAACACCAAGCAGGGTAAGGAAGCACTTCCTAAGTGCACAAAGTACATCAATTTCTTTGGTTTCTTTGCTGGTGAGCGTATGCCTATCATTTTAAGCTTCGCTAAGACGAACTACAATGAGGGTAAGAAGCTGTATAGCCTTGCAAAGGTAACCATGCAGAACATGTGGAATTACGGCTATGTGCTTAATGAAAAGCTTATGGCAAAGAATGGTAATGAGTGGTACATTGCTACTGCTACTCCGGCAGGTGCTACAAGTGAAGAGGACCGTGCATTTGCATTGGAGCTTTACAAGTCATTCCGTAACACTATTCAGGATGTCAACTACGACATTGAAGATACCAGTTCTGAAGCATCTAGTGGTGCAACCCCTGACTTGGATAAGACTGAGTTTTAATTCAAGTAATAAGCAACGCGGCGGTCTAGCGCCGCTGCGTTGTATTTTAGGAGGGTTGTCACATGCGCTGGAGTGAATACACAAATCGTATTCTCGCTGAGATAGACAATGAAGCTTTCTTTATGAATGAGCTTAAGAATGTCCAGCGAAGAGGACAGGAGGTAAAAGCTGAATGTCCGTTCAAAGAACTACATGAGTCACAAACAGACAACAATCCTTCGCTTACAGTCAACTTAGCTAAAGGAGTTTATTACTGTAACAGTTGCCATTCCAAGGGTAATATACATACAATGTATAAGCACCTATATGGCTTATCCAACGAAGAGGCTTGGTTCCAACTTGGTGATGCTCTGAAGATTCCGAGACCTGACGGCACTAAACCTACAAGACCCGACATTGATGTTGGATTGATACAGGAGTACCATCAAAAGCTTATGAGCTTGACTGGTCCAATAAGGGACATGCTAAAAGAGCGAAGAGGTTTGACTGATGAGACTCTTAAAAAGTTTCAATTAGGTTGGGATGGTGAACGTATAACCATTCCGATATACGATGAGTTTAATACACTTGTCAATTTCAGAAGGTACAAATGGAACTCTACAGATGACCAGTGGAAAGTACTTAACTATGTAGATGAATACAACAATTCATACGGAGAAGTTCGTATATTTGGTATCGACCAAGTTGTTGACCCAGATGTTGAGTACATAGTATGGGCTGAAGGAGAGATGGACCGTATATGTGCCGAACAACATGGCTTTCCAACGGCATGTGCTACATCAGGTGCTGGTACATGGAAACCAGAATGGACAAAGCTTTTTAGGAATAAGAAGCGAGTTTACCTAGCTCAGGACAATGATGAAGCTGGACGTATTGCAACACAGAAATTGTGCGAGAAGCTATATCGTGTTGTAGATGTCTATGTAATAAACTGGCCTGAGAATTTTCCTGCTAAGGGAGATATTACAGATTTCTTTACAAAGTGCGGTCAAACGTCACAGGATTTCCAAGTACTTCTTGACAACGCCACGCGCTACATCGACCCATCAATGGTAGAAGAGCGTGTAGCTGATGAAACAGAAGCACAAGAAGTTCATTTGTCAGATAGTTCAGAGGCAGGTTTCTTTGGAAAGCGATTAAGAATACCTGTAATGGTAAGTGGTAAGGATAACACTCCTTATCTATGCCCTAAGGTAATAAAAGCTTTCTGTGGTGATGCAGCAGATGCTGATAATAAGAAGTGTGCTAATTGTCAACTTGCTTTGCACGCTGGTGAGATGGAAAAGACATTATCGTCAGTAGATAGTGATGTCATGAAACTTATCAAGTGTACAGAGAAGCAACAAAGAGCTGTCATATATGAAATGCTTGGAGTTAACCCAAGATGTGACAGATGTACTATAGAAGTAAAGGAACACATGAATCTTGAAGAGTTAAGGCTTATTCCAAAAGCTGAAGCTAACTTCGGATTTTCAAAAGAGCACGAATATGTAGTGCGTACGGGATATTACATAGGTAATAATCTCAAAACTAACAAAAGATACACAATGGTTGGATATATGTATCCAGAGCCTAACTCGCAGTATGCTACGTATATTTTTGACAAGGCTTATCCAGAGAAAGACCTAATAAGTGACTTTGAACTTAACGAGGAAACGCTTGGCTACTTGAATATGTTTAAGGTAAAGCCAGGTCAGACAGTTCGTGAAAAGTTTGATGAGATTCATACAGACCTTGAACGTAACGTTACATATATTTGGGAGAGACGAAATGTAGCTTTTGCAGTAGATTTGATTTATCATACTGTACTTAATTTCTACTTCCAAGAGCAGTACGTTAAACGTGGATGGGGAGAGCTACTTATCATAGGCGATTCAGGACAGGCCAAAACTACAATTGTTGAAAGGCTAATGCATCATTACAGATTAGGAGAGTTACATAGTGGTGAATCATCAAGAAGAACAGGACTTGTCTATAACATGCAACAGAATAACAAAAGGTGGTTTCTCGTTTGGGGAGCATTTCCTCTCAATGATGGAGGTTTGCTTACTATCGACGAACTTTCCGGCCTTAGCGAGGATGACCTGGCAGTTATGTCGGATGTACGAAGCTCAGGAATTGCAAAAGCAACAGGAGTCATTACAGCAGAAACTACAAGCAGAACAAGAGCTATATACATTTCAAATCCTAGGAATGGACGACAGCTCAATTCAGAAACTTATGGAGTTAATGCAGTACTTAAGCTTATGGGAAAGGCGGAAGATGTTAGACGACTTGACCTCGCTATGTCCGTTGCCTCAGGAGACGTTGACCCATCTCTCGTCAATAGGTCACTTAAGGACATACCAGAGGTGCCACATGTCTATACGTCAGACGCATGCAACACGAGGGTACTATGGGCATGGAGCCGCAAGCCAGACGATGTCATATTCACAGATGAAGCGACGCAACGCATCCTTGAATGCGCAACGAAGATGGGTGCAAAGTACTCCTCGAAGATTCCTATAGTTGAGGCAGCGGACCAACGTATTAAGATTGCACGATTATCTGTTGCAGCAGCTTGTTGTGTATTCTCATCTGATGAGACTGGACAAAAGGTAATTGTAAAGCCAGAACATGTAGATTTCGTTGTAGACTTCATGGACGAGCTCTATTGTGCTAAAAGCTTTGGGTATGACCGTCTTAGTGAACAGGATAGAACTACATCTGATACTTCTGCTAACAACATAAGTAAGCTGAGAGCTCTGTTCTTAACACTACCTCTTGTAGATGCAAACGAGATGGCCAAGATACTTTATCAGTTACCATACTTCAGCAGAGCTACACTTGAGGACTATACGGGTCTTTCAAAGGATGACCTTAAGATGCTTCTGAAGTACATGACAAATAATCACCTTGTAGATAAGGTCAAAGGAGATTATAGGAGATTGCCACTTGGTACAGAGTTGTTTGAGAATTTAACAACTGTACCTATAACAAAAGCAGAAATTGAAGCAGCCAGAAAAGATTTTTATAATGCTGCAGATATGTAGGAGGTTGCATATGAGCTACAAACAACCTAGCTATTTAATGCAGTGCTGGCTGGCAATAAGATGGAAGCTTAAAGAATTGTTTAGAAGGAGGACTAACAATGGAAAATGAAATTCGTTTCTACCTTAAGCAGATTAAGAAGGCAATGGTAGAACCTACGGAGGTTGACGGAAAACCGTTTGAGCCACAGTACATTGTTACTGCAGTTAAGCTGCCAACAGGCGCAATTGAGATTGCAGTCAACGATAAGGAGATTGCAGGTAAGATTGATTACATTCTTGATGCTTATGATGAAAACATGTGTCTTAAAACAAATACCAGCATTGTGATGCAGAACATCATGATTGTATAATGACTCGTATTGTGCATTGTAAGAAAGCACCATATGACGTGTATATAGGTAGGCCTTCCAAATGGGGTAACCCATATGTGATAGGTAAGGATGGCACCAGAGAAGAAGTTATTCAAAAGTATGAGGAACATGTACGCACAAGTCCAATACTTATGAGAGCTTTGCCAAGTCTTGCTGGTAAGACACTTGGCTGCTGGTGCCCACCAAAGCCTTGCCACGGCGATGTGCTAATAAAAATATTGAAAGAAATGGGGTATGACTAACCATGATTAGTAAACAGTTATTGGATAAGTTGCCTAACTGCAAAGTAATATCGACAGTAAGGCAGGAAGACGACGAAGCTGCTTGGCTTAAAGCAAGAACAGGTGGTATAGGCGGTTCAGATGTTGGTGCTATATGTGGAGTTAGTCCATTTACATCAGCTCGTCAGATATACTTAAGAAAGACAGGACAATATGATGACTCTACTGACAACATGAGTGATGCATCAAAAGAAAGAATGCACTTCGGGCACATGCTTGAGCCTATAGTAGCCGATGAATATGCGAGAAGAAAGCTTGATACTAATGAGGACTTTGTAGGTTGTCATTTGGTAGAGGCAGATGCAACGTTTGCTCATAAGGACTATCCATGGGCACTGGCTAATGTTGATAGACTTATTGTAGATGCTGAAGGTACACCAGTTGGTATTCTTGAATGCAAAACTACAAGTGAGTACATGAATGAAGAATGGGAGTCAGGCGAGATACTTATGTCATACATCTATCAGCTTAACTGGTATATGTGGATTCTTGGTATTGAAAGAGGTGCGTTTGCTTGCCTTGTAGGTGGCAATAAGTTTTACTCATATGAAGTGTTCAGAAATGATGAACTGCTTGAGAACACAATTATCCCTGCAGCAAGGAGCTTCTGGTTTGACAATGTACTTGCCCTTAAAGAACCTGAAATGCAGTCGACAGATACTGAATTTGCGAATGGCCTCTACAGTAAAGTAGTTAAGAACTCTGAAATCACATTGCCTGATGATGAGACAAACGAGCTTGCTCATACAGTGTTTGATTGTAAGGCAAAGATTAAGGAGCTTACAACTATTATGGAAGAAGCTCAGAATCGTATCAAGGACCGTCTTAAGGATAACGAGATTGGCTATACAAAGGACTACACCATTAAGTGGTCGCCGCGCTCACAGACACGTGTCGACACTGACAAGCTCAAATCTGAATTTCCTGAAGTCTATGCACAGGTACTTAAGAAGATTGAATTCAGAGCTATGTATGTGAAAGGAGTACAGTAATGAAGATTAAGCTTATTGACTTCGGTTACAAGAACGCACCAAACAGAAAGCATGAGAATGATGCAGGTGCTGATGTGCATTCTACTAAGAAGTTAGTAGTTTATCCACACACAACAGAAAAGATTCCACTTGGTTTTGGCCTTGAGTTACCTGATGGTTATGTAGCATACATCTTTCCACGTAGTGGCCTCTCGTCACAGGGTATTGTATGTGAATTACCACCTATTGATTCAGGCTATAGAGGTGAGGTACATGCTATTGTATCTAATGTGTCTGACAAGCCATACCAGGTAGAAGAAGGAGACCGTATTGGTCAGCTGGTTATTATGCCAGTAGTTATTGCAGACTTTATAAACTATGATATTAAAGAACGCGGTAATGGTGCATTTGCATCAACCGGAAAGTAGGAGGACAAGAATATGGCAGGAGCAATCAAACATATGGAGCGTAGCCACCGCGCTACAGCGCTTAAGAGAAACTCAGGAGCATTCAATCAGTTCCACAGAAATGCATATGCAGTAGCAGCTGTTAAGCAGCAGAGAAAAATGACACTTGGTCAGAAGCTTAAGAGTGCATTAAAACGTGATACAAGAAAGGAGTCATAACATGGGAGAAGAAAAGATTACCTGTACAGTCGAGATGGATGGTAAAACTACAACATCTGATGATTTTGTAGCTATCCTGTCAAAAGAGAATGGAGATGCCTCAATCTTCTACAATACTGATGCTCTTACATTAGGCATGGCAATGAAGATGGTTGCTAGAGCTTTTGTAGAGTGTATGGACAAGTGTCCTGAAAAAGAACGTGAAGAAATCACTGAAATCTTAGGGGCTGCCTTTGTAGCAGACAAACCAGCAGAGGAGGAATAACATGCGTAACATCGAAGTAGCAGTACTCGATGAAGCTCATGAATGTCCAGCAGGTATGATGATGTTTTTGGCCAAGCTTACACAGCGCGGCCATAACATCCATTGTATGGACGATTTGATGAAGCTTTATCATGATTCAATTGGTCATCACAAAACAGCTGAAGCTGTTGCAAATCTGCCACATGGTACAATCAAAAGGTTTACACCTATTACAGTTGCAATAGTTGGTGCATCACGCCGATTCCTTGCACAGGCTAGAACACACCAGGTTGGTTTTAACTATGTATCTGCATCACTGCAATACAGTGACTATTCTGGTAAGGCAGACTTTGTAGTTCCTTATGCACTTATGGAAGCAGACAAGGAATACTTTGAAAAGTATGGCGGAGCTTCAAAAATGTATTCTGGTATGTATCTTGAGCAGTGTAGTAAAGCTATGGGTATCTATACAGCACTTGCAGAAGCTACTGATAATGATACAGCTGGCTATGCAGCGCCACAGGGTCTTAGAAACATTCTCATTATGCAGGCTAATCATGAAGCCTGGATGCACTTTATTCGCTTACGTGGTTGCAACAGAAACACTGTTGAAACTCAGTATGTTACAATGCGCATTTGGGAAGAACTTCTGAAGACAGCAGATGGTAAAGAAATGTTTAAGTATGCAGGACCTGACTGTATGTATGGAATATGTAGAGAAGGTAAAATGTGCTGTGGCAATACACTCAATGGTATGGATGTGTTAGCTGATGCAAATGGTGTAACTACACCGAGAATGATTATTGACAAAAAATGGCCATTATTAAAGGAGGACAAATAAATGTATAAGAACAGAGAAGAATTACTTAAAGAGCTTGAAGATGTAAGAGCTGACAGAGATGAAGCATTAGACTGTGCTAACAAAGCAAAAGAGCGCATCAAAGAGTTAGATGCTGAGCTGGAAGAATTAAAGAAAGCAGAGAGCATGAAGGAAGAGTGCGATGTGGCTGCTAGACAGGTTAAGATTATGTATGACAGCTTTGTAGATGCAGGCTTCACTGATAGCCAGGCATTTGGCTTACTTACTTCAATCATTCCTGCAGTACTTAACCCGGCTACTGTACAGGCTCCATCAGTAGACCAGTTCATCAGAAGGATGCTACTGTAATGCAGTTTGAAGATGCCCTAAGAGAAGTAAAAGCTGGCAAAGGCATGAGACTACCTCAGTGGAGCCCTGAGGTAGTCATTAGATGTCAGGTGCCTGACACCAACAGCAAAATGACTTCTCCATACTTGTATGTAGAAAGCAGATTTGGTAGAGTACCTTGGCGCGAAACGTTTCCAGAAATGTTTGATTGTAGATGGGAGGTAGTCGAATGATCATCATCATTGAAGGACCTGATGGTTCTGGAAAAACAACACTTGCAGAAAAACTTTCTAAGCAAACAAAGTATCCAATAATTCACAGAAGTCGGCCTAAGTCTGACGAAGAAAAGAAGCTGATGATGGGAGAGTACCTACACACTATCCGTTCTGGTAAGAACATGATTTTTGACAGATGCTGGTATTCTGAAATGGCGTATGGTCCAGTTATGCGAGATGCATCAGTTATCAGCTATCCAGAGATGTATGAGCTTGAAGAGCAATTAGCCAAGTGTGGTGCAATAATCATTTATGCTACTGGGCCAAAAGCTGCTTTATGGCAACGCTGTCAGAAACGTGGTGAGGACTACATAACATCTCGTGATGACTTCAATGCAATCTGTGAAAACTTTGACAGGATTATGAATGTCCCTCATCATATTCTTGTTGTAAGATATGAATACAAAGACCTGTAAGAAATGTGGTTGGGTATATCCTCTGATTACTCCGTACTCGACATGTCGCTTTTGCGGCATGGCGTTTACGGAGGGTATTTGTGCTAAGTGTGGAGAACACTCAGATGATATAATTCCAAGCACAAGGTTATGCAGAAAGTGTTACAATAAGCGTAATGGCATTTATCAGAAGAGGGTACATCATACAACTGATGATAATCAAAAGTATTACAGACGTTTGTGTAAAGAAGCTGATGAACGCTTCGCCGCTTGGACCAAGCAGCTTAATAGCATAACTACTCATACACTTACAGAAGATGAATGGTTAGAGTGTTGTAGATACTTTGACGGATGTGCACTTTGTAATAGTGACCAAATAGATGCCAGGGGTTATTTCATACGATTTGAAGATGGTGGCAAGTATAATGCTTGCAATGTAATTCCTATCTGTGATAAATGCGCCACGGCAATAAAATATCAGTCTAACCCATTCAGACAAATGAATCCGTTGATTAACAGAAACTTAGCAACTAGTAGAGGTTACTCAGTTGAGAAGCTTGAAAAGGTTGCTGGTTATCTACAAAGTAAGATTGGAGGTATTGTAGATGGACAGTAAGGCTAGAATGGCAGTATTCAAAGACTTTACAAATAACTTAGCAAAGTTATCAAAATGTTCTGAGCGTCATGTAGCTGCTATAATTACAGACAAAGACTTAACTCAGGTTTACAGTATAGGTATCAATGGTGGACCAAAAGGCTTAGCCGACTGTATGTGCATTATTGATGGTAAGTATGGTTGCTTACATGCAGAAATTAACGCACTTATTAAATGTCGTACTGATAGTTCTGACAAGGTAATGTTTGTTACATTATCACCCTGTAAGCAGTGTGCCGCGGCAATTATAAATGCTCCAGGAGGATTCTCTGCAGTATATTACTTTGAGGAATGGAAGGATGACTCAGGTATTAAATTATTAAAAGCTGCTGGAATACATGTAGCACGTATCTAAACGCTCATGGTAGGTTCGTAAAGCATTGAGCGTATATTTTATAGCCCTTATTCTACGGACTAGTAATGAGTAAATAAACTAACCTGCTGCTTGTTCGTTGATACATTGTATATAGCTTATTATAAGCCTAAGGTACACAAACGAACAAGCATCAAGTTCGTAAATTTAAGGAGAGAACAATGGGAATATATGCACCATGCAAAGATTGCAAAGAAAGAGCTGTAGGATGTCATGCAACTTGTGAAATCTACAAGAAATACAGAGAACAGCTTGAACAATTTAAGAAAGACAATAGGCCTGCACCGTCAACGTTAGATGTAGCAAGAACAACTCATAATAGCTTGTCTAGACTTAGACATAGAAAAGATTAAGTAAAGGAGGCTGAATATGGCACAGATTAACATAACTACAACGGCTGAAGAACAGGACAGAGTATTAGAGGCACTTAGAAAACTGCAGGGACAAACAGTTGCAGTATCCGCTATTGCTTCAATGGCTGGAATGAATCAGAGCAGAGTACGCTATGCAATTACTGACCTTGAAGAAGGCGGTAAGATAAAGCGTATACCAGTTAAGGCTTTCAATGTGCACTACATTCGCTATAAGTATGAAGTGCTCATTTAAGCAATATACATTATAAGGAGGTTTAGCATGGACCAAGAACAAATCAAATTGTATGGCACTGCATCATGTCCGCAGTGTCAAGGTGCTAAAGCATGGCTTGAACGTAAGAATGTACCATTCGAGTACATAGACGTACGTAAAGATGCAGCAGGTATGAACTACTTAGTAGAGCGAGGCTTAAGCACTATTCCTGTTATTATTTGGAAAGACCAGTGTATTACTGGGTTTAGTCCAAAGCAGATTGACAAACTTATTATGGAGGTAATGAACAATGGCAATGCTTGATACTAACAAAATTGTAGATGACTACATGCTTCAAAGAGACTGGAGAGTTAAAGAGAATAGTAATGCTCCATTTAGCTTCGGTCAAATGAACAAGTATATTAACAGTGCTGTGTCAAAGCAGTACTGGACTGAAAGAGTTTATGATGCATCGGCATCTGCAGCGCACAATGATGGCTTTATTCATATTCATGATATGAGTGGGCTTACCATTTACTGCTGTGGTTATTCTCTGCAGAAGGTACTTGACTATGGCGTTAAGGGGGTACCTAATATCCCTACATCAAAACCTGCTAAGCACTTCGACGCTGCACTTAATCAGCTAGCTAACATGCTTACTATTTTCCAGAATGAAATTATGGGTGCAGTTGCATTCAGTTCATTTGATACACTGCTTGCTCCATTCATCAAGGTAGATAAGCTTACATTTGAGCAGGTTAAGCAGAACATTCAGAACTATATCTACTCAGTTAACTCTAACAGCAGAGCAGGTGCTGAGCCAGCTTTTAGCAATCTTACGTTTGACCTGTTTCCGCCTAAGGACCTTAAGGACCAGCCAGCACGTATTGCAAATGAGCTGCAGGACTTCACTTATGGTGACTGTCAGAAAGAGATGGACATGCTCAACAAGGCATTCTTCGAAGTAATGCTTGAAGGAGATGCTAACGGTAAACCATTCGCATACCCTATTCCAACGTACTCAATTATGGACGGCTTTGACTGGGACAATCCTAACAATGATTTGTTATGGGAGATGGCAGGTAAATATGGTTATCCATACTTTAGTAACTTCATGGGTAGTGATATGGACCCAAGTGATGTACGCTCTATGTGTTGCAGGTTAAGGCTTGACCTTTCAGAGCTTCAACGCCGCAACGGTGGCCTGTTTGGTTCAGGTGACAGTACCGGTTCTATTGGTGTAGTTACACTTAACTTACCACGTATAGGCTACCTTACAAAAGGTCAGTCAGAAGATTCATTGATGTCTATGATTAAAGACTTTATGAACATTGCTAAGGATAGCCTTGAAGAAAAGCGTAACTGGCTTGATATGCACTTAATAGGCACTGGCATGATTCCTGCATTTGACACATATGTTGGCACACTTAATAACCACTTCAGCACAATTGGTTATGTAGGTATGAATGAGATGTGTGAGAACTTCATGGGCAAAGGTATCATTACAGAAGAGGGCAAAGCCCTTGCAGAGCGCGTACTTGACTTTATGCGCGATGTGCTACTTTCATTCCAGAAATCAACTGGTCATCTGTACAACCTTGAAGCTACACCTGCAGAGTCAACATGTTACAGACTGGCTAAGCTTGATAAGAAGCTTTATCCTGATATTATCACACAGGGCAGTGGTGACAGTGTATACTACACCAATTCATGCCATGTACCCGTAAAGGAAGTTGAAGGCATTGCTGCACTGCTTGACCATCAGGATTCATTGCAGGTTAAAATGACAGGCGGTACTGTAGTACACTTGTACCTTGCAAAAGGAATCAGTGGCAAGCAGGCAAAGAACATTGTAAGGCATACATGTGAGAACTACTCATTGCCATACATTTCACTCTCACCAGTAATTTGTTACTGTCCTGACTGTGGTGTTATTGATGAGCCTGCAGATGTATGTCCACATTGTGGAGGCATCACTCATTATATGCAGCGTATAACTGGTTACATCAGAGATGTTGATAACTACAATCCTGGCAAGCTGCAAGAGTTCCGCGATAGAAAGCAGATTCATGTTAAATAAGCTTGTTAGTTATAAAGGCATAGTTCATGAACGGGCAGAAGATGCTCCGTTCATGGGCGCCTTGATAATATCTGTTTCATGTAGCAATAATTGCCGGGATTGCTTTAATCAGCACTTGAAAAATGCTAAGACATACGTACGCTATGCTGATGAAATAATTGAAGAGGTTAAGCAAAATCATTTCAATGATGGTATTATACTTGGTGGCTTAGAATGGTCTGAACAACCTGATGATACAATATCACTTATAAGCTGCGCCACAGCTGCTGACTTAAAAGTAATGTTATACACAGGCCTGACTGAAGAGGAGCTCTTTCGTAGAATACCAGTTGATTACCTGCATAACTGTTATGTTAAATTTGGTAAGTATGACAATAAACACTTATCTGATAATTACACTTCACATGGCGTAAAGCTTGCTAGCACAAACCAGTATATCAAGTATATATCATAGCACAGGTAGTAGAGGGCAGCGCAGTAAGTAGCTACACAAATTATTAGAATACGTTTACGGCTGCCTTCTTATATGATATAATTATAATAGAAAGGAGAGTGATGACTTTGGCAGTAATACAAGCAAAGAAACGACCTGTTATTCAAAAGGGTAACGGATATGTTTATAATCCACAGACTTTTGCCAAAGAGCATAAGGTTAGCAACTTCCATGTAGTTGAAGACCCACAAGAACTTCTTAGTCTTGTAAAACCATTTGAGTTCAGAGGTAGAAAATTCATAACGTTCGATACTGAGACACATCCTGAATTTCCAAACAGTCATGTAGTTCCAAATACAGTAGTAAGACGTTGGGTTGGTACTGGTAAGAAAGCAGTTCCTCAGGACTTTCCATTTTGTATATCAATTTGTGATGGTAAAGATTCCTACACAATATTTGATACTGTACGAAATGGCTTTGAAAAGTTTAAGCAGCTGGCGCCTCTATTTGAGGACCCAACAATTGAAAAGATTGCGCATAACACTAAGTTTGATATGCACATGTTTGCTAATGCAGGTTTAAAGATTGTAGGTAGACTTCATGATACAGTTGTACTTGCAAAGCTTGCAAATGAAAACAGAACATCTTTTCAGTTAAGAGATTTAGCTGCAAGAAAAAAGGGAGGCATTGTCAAGTTTGAGTACATGGTTGATGCCTACAAGCAAATGAATAAGGTTAGTGATTATCGACAGATTCCAAGAGAATTACTTAGTGAATATGCAAATGCCGACGTATGGAACTGTTACCTGACCTTCATTACTGAGTATGAGAAAATTGAACAAGATGAACTTGTAGATTTGTATGACAATGAATGTGAGCTTATGATTGCTTTGTATGCTATGGAACGTTATGGCATGAGAACAGACATTGAATATGAGAAGCCACTTAAAGAAGAGTTACAACAGCTTACTGATGATGCAGAACGTGCGATTTATGAAGAGGCTGGTTACATGTTCAATATCAACTCTGGTAAGCAGCTGTATGAAGTTCTTATGAAGTTTAATGTTGACCCAACACTTATTCAAAAAACTGATAAAGGTAATCCTAAACTTGATAAGGATGCCTTGGCAAATCTTGCTGAAGTTCATGATGTTTCAATTGTCAAGAAAATCTTGGAATACAGAAAGTACGAGAAGCTTCTATCTACATATGCTGATGGTATATATGACCAGCGTGATGCAGAGAACAGAGTACACGGTTCAATAAATCAGACTGAGGCTACAACAGGCCGTATGTCAATTACGAAACCTGCACTTCAGACTCTTCCAAAGAAGGATAAGCGTATTCGTAGAATATTCTTGCCTGATGATAACCATGAATTATGGTTCATGGACCTTGACCAGGTTGAGTACCGTCTATTTGCACACTATGCGAAGATTCCTGGATTGATTGAATCCATCAAAAATGGCTATGATGTCCACGCAGCAACTGCAGCGCTTCTATTTAATAAAGATGTGGACGAGCTTATAGAAAAGGTGCATAAAGGTGATGAAGAGGCAAGCTCACTTCGTTCAAGGGCAAAGACTATTAACTTTGCGCTTATCTATGGTGTTGGTCAGGACCATCTTGCAGAGATGCTTAAGTGCACACCTACTGAAGCTTCTGAGATTAAGGCAAGATACTTCTCTACAATGCCAGAGGCTAGAATATTCATCAATACAGTTTACCAGGTAATTAAGCTTAGAGGCTTTGTAAAGAACTTCTATGGAAGACGCCGCCGCCTCGACTCTGATGACTGTTACAAAGCACCAAATGCCTTGATTCAGGGCTGTGCTGCAGACTACATCAAGTATAAGGTTGTAGATATTTATAAGTACTTGAAGTATAACAATCTTAAGACACACTTAATCAACATTGTACATGATGAGCTTGTTATTGATTTCAATAAGGATGAGCTTGAACATGTACCAGTGCTTAGATGGATGCTTTCTGAATTTTCAGCATTTAGATGTCCTATAACTGCTGGTGTTGAAAGAGGTGAGCCTTCTTGGGGCCAGAAAGTTGAACCTGAAGATGTTGGATTCAAAGAGCCAGAAGATAAGAGCTACAAGAACTATAATGTATATGACGGTTCAGTATTTGACATTTATAGGGAGGAAGTATATGAGTAATACAAGGCCATGTTTAGTTCACATGCAGAAAGAAAACGTACATGCATTATTCCATATGTTTTGCATGGAAGCTTATCCTATTGAACCATCGCCACTTGTTGGTGGTACTCCTGGTGGGCAAGTATGCACAACATTCGCCCTGGTAGAATTTGATGATGGAACTGTACACAGAGTTGGTCCTACACAAATTCAGTTCATTGATAAGCTTAAGGTAACAGTTAGTACAGATGCTAAGAAAGTTTCTGAGATAAGACAGGCACTTAAAGATAATGATGGCTACTGTCCATGTGAGCTACAACAGACACCAGATACTAAGTGCATGTGTAAAGCTTTCAGGGAGCAGACAACACCTGGACCATGCCATTGTGGTCTATATGTTAAGGAGGTGCAAAATGGATAAAGCACTATCTCAGCAAATAGCTGATACTCAAAAAGACTTGCTTAGTGTCATTGATAGCTACAGTGTACCACAGGCAGTTAGTTTTAAGATTGGCCAGATTTGTGGTAAGCTTGATATGGCACATAAAGAAGCTGTAAAGCAAGAAGATAACTACACTAACTTAGTTCAGTTATGTGTAGCTAGAAATCCAGATAAATTAAAGAGTCTGATACAAAACTTATCGGAGCTTATATCTGGTGATAACACTGACAAAGAAAAGGAGGATGCTAACGATGGCAGAGCAGAAGAGAATTTGGGATAACTTTAAGGAGATTGGTGAAGTGCGCAAGTCTGACTCAATTAAGTTTGTTATTGCTGCAGCAATCAGAGATGGTGTTAAGTACATTAACATCAGAGAGTTCTACAAGCGCAAAAGAGATGAGGTATGGATGCCTGGCAGAGATGGTATTACAATACCACTTGTAGTTCCTGTAAATAATGGAGCTGACAGACTGACACCTTATTCAGAGATGGTTGAGCTTATTAGTAAAGCTGTTACAGAACTTGAAACAATGGAACTCGCTGACGAAGCACATGCTGTGTATATTACAAAGAAGGAGAAGTAAACAATGAAGATTAGAGAACTTGAAGTAAATCAAATAGTTACAATCACACTTGTTGTTAAGTCTGCATCAGCTCGTGAGACTAAAGCTAAGAAGCCTTATTTACAGCTTGAGTTCTTTGATGGTGTAGATACAATCAGTGGAAACTACTGGGACTGGGGTGGAACAAATATTCCACAGGCTAATGCGGTATTAGATGTTAAAGCACAGGTTACAGAATGGCAGGGTGCTAAACAGCTTAACGTAAAAGGTATGACAACAAATACTGAAGTACCTCTTAGTGACTTTGCACCTTCGTCTGGTATTGATGCAAATGAAGTTTACAGCGACGCTTATGCTTTAATCACTGAAGTTAAGGACTACTTTTTAAGAAGCATCACGCTGGAAGTGCTTGAAGAGCTTCATAATAAATGGCTTACTGTGCCAGGCGCTAAGGGAGTACATCATGCCTACACAGCTGGTACGCTTATCCATAGCTACTCTGTAGCATGCATTGCAAAGGCAATTGCTGAGCATACACCAGGTGCAAATGTTGACTTGTGCACCGTTGGTGGCATGCTACATGACATTGGTAAGCTATATGCATACAGGCTTAACGGTGTAGCTATTGACATGACAGACGAAGGCATGATGTATGACCACATTTTTATGGGTGCGGAATTTATTGGCAACTATGCTGACAATCACTACATGATGGACGAAACATGCATGCTTAAGCTTGAGATGCTTCGCCACATCATCTTGTCACATCATGGCAGACTTGAGTATGGCTCAGTAACCGTTCCATTAAGTATTGAAGCACATATTGTATATCATGCAGATGCTATTGATGCAGCAGCTGAGCAAGTTAGAAGTCAGAGTGCTAAGGTTGGTAATGCTAAATGGACAAACCGTATCTGGCCACTTGAAAACAGACCACACTTAACTACTCAGTATGTAGCAGAAGTGATGAAGCCTAGCACGGAAGAGAAAGAATAATGCAGCCACTGCATTGTTTCTCCTATTTCTATTTACGGCTGCATATTTTCGTGATATAATAAGAATAGAGTGTGAGAGTAATAGCAGTCTCCACTTGGACATTACAACGCCCGGCAGGTCAGCTTGCCGGGCAAATAAGGAGGTATGATTCGTGAGTATAGCTGATATGTTTGTAGCTACAAATGACACTGACACACACCGTGTATGTGGCACTTGTGGTAAACTGAAGCCAGTAGAAGATTTCTACAAAGACGGCCATGACAAGAAAACAGGTAAGCCAAAGTACAGACGTGATTGTAAAGAATGCTATAAGGCAACACGTATTCGTGAGGCTGAATTGAAGAAAGGAAGGAACAAGAAATGAGTGGACGACCAGTTAATGAGCATAGTACAGACATGTGTGCTGCATGTGACACTGACCTTGCTACATGTGATACCATATGGGCTGCAGAAGGAATTTTGTATTGTTCGCGTGAATGTGGTATGCATGATTTCAAGGTACAGTATGGTGATGATGCTGAAAAGCATTTTGATGAAGTTGCAGAAGAAATCAATCCAAGAGATATTGGTATTGGTACAGATTACATCAAATGCGAATGGTGTGGTGAATGGTATCAAGAAAGCGAACTAAAAGAAACAGACCGTGGTTTTCTCTGTGACCATTGCATAGAAGCAATTCGTAGTCACGGTGAAGACATTACATTTGAATAGAAAGGAGATAGTTAAAATGGCTAAGAAGACTATGACATTAGAGCAGTTACTGGCTAATACAGCTGATGGTGATTTGCTTGACATTCAGGAGGAGTTAATCTCAGGCGTAGTTCCATCTACTGGATACGCACATTCATTCTGTCGTAAGGTTAATCGTATGATTGATAAAGGTGAGCTTTGCATCAACCCAACAACGTACAGAAAAGTATACTTACCTACACTTGCAAAGTCTGTACAGAAAGAATTAGCGCGTCGTTACACGCTTGTACTTAAGGGAGCAGCCTATGTTGCTGCAACAAAAGAAGACTCTTGCGAACAATTAGCACTTGACCTCGTTGGTAATAAATAAACAGGTCAACAAGGAGGAATCTGATAAATGAAGCGAGTAAAGACAACAGTAAACTACAAAGTGCCTGATTGGGAATTTTGTAACTGCTCAAGGCTTGGAAAACCAACAAAAGATATGTGTAGATTCTGTGTAAAGCACGGCAAGAACTATGTATGTGTATTACACAACATGCCACTTGATATTGTAGAAGGTATACTTGTCAAAAAGGATATGGCATGTATCAAAGCAACTGCAGGATTTCCAAGTGAAGTTGAAGATACAATTCAGGTTGACCCTAAGACTGTAATGAAGATGACATTGCAGGAGTACAGAAAGGCTTACAAGCAGCTTATTGCTCAGGGCTATCCTGATAACATGGCTGATAAGCTTGCACAGCAAATGACAATAGGAGGTGCATAATATGTCTGACAGTGATAAGCCAAATGTGTATAAGCAGAAAGGCTACAAAGATAGATATGACTATATTGAAAGTTTGGCTGACGAATATGGCGTATCAAAGATGGTTGTGTATAGCTTAGCTGATATGCTTGGACCATCTGAGGATTTCGATGGGCTGATAAATGCCCTTGAAGATATGTAAGGAGGATAGCATCATGAATGCAAAAACATGTAAACAATGTGGAGAACTGAAACCTATTGAGCAGTTCCGTAAATACTATGGTGGTCGTAAGGGCACCTACACCACTTGCAAGACTTGTGAGAAAATTAACTCACGTGCTAAGTATCTGACAAACAAAGGAGACAAGTGTAGCGAAGCTGAGCTCACGGAACTTGCAAAGATTCATGAGTTGTGGGAGGTTCAAAGAGCTGCTGGGCTGCAGCCACCTAGAGAGAATGCTGGTCGTACAGTGCCTTTGTCAGAGAGCTTAGATGATATGATTGGCAAATACAAGCAGCAGGCAGAAGCAGTGCAAGAAGTTGTACAAGCCGTTAGTGCTCCTGAGGTACCTGCAGAACTCAGCAAGTGGCTTACTGAACCATTAACAGAAGAGCCAGAATATTATCAAGATGAGGTGTACGAGCAGTTAAAGACTAAGTACAGGCCTAAGACCAAGATTGACCAGGATACTATGCTGCCAGTATACGACGACACCTACAAGCCTATCCTTGATAAGATACTTGAACGCTTTGACAACTATGAAGATACGTATTACAACAGTGAGGAGGATTGATTATGAAAGCTATTGTAGAGTACACAAAAGAAGAAGCCGAGGCTATGACAAAGAAGTGGCATGAGCTGCGTGATAAGGCAAGCAGTGTTTCTAGAAAGGAATGGTTTGACAACTACACAAGAACTAGTGGTTATGCACATTACAAGTTCTCTGGTGATATTACTGATAAACTCGTTGAGGCGCTTGGTCATGAGCCAAGCCCTGATGAGATTATCATGCTAGTAGATAGTGGCTTTAGCCACTTCGGTGCTAGCTGCTCAATAAATGGCCGACACTTCAGTGGCCGTGTCAATATAGATTAAGGAGATGATTGTATGTCAAAGATAGAATTAACAATTGCACCTAACTATGTGCCTAACTGGACATATGTAGATGCTGTGCGTGAATTATTTCAGAATGCCTTAGACCAGGCAACTCAGAATCCAGATAACGTTGCAAGCTGGGACTATGATAGTCAGACTGGTATACTGACCATAAGCAACGCCACCTCAAAGTTAACTGCATCGTCGCTGCTACTTGGTCAAACTACAAAGTCTGGTGATAGTGATACTATTGGACAGTTTGGTGAGGGTTACAAGATTGCAACACTTGTACTGTTACGTGAGGGCAAGAACGTTGTATTCTACAACTATGGCGCAAGAGAAATATGGCGACCAAGGTTCGTTAAGTCACGTCGTTTCGGTACTGACATCTTAACGTTCTTCATAGAGAAGCAGGCAATCTGGGACAAAGTGCCCTCTGCAGACTTAGTCATAGCAGTTGACGGTATATCTGCTGAAGAGTATGGTCACATTGTAGAGTCAAACCTGCACTTGCGTGATGACTATGAAGTTGTAGAACATACAGAGTATGGTGACGTAATAGACATACCAGGAGTAAACGGCAAGGTATTCGTGAATGGCTTGTATGTCTGTGACTATCAGCCATACCAATACAGTTACAATTTCAAGCCTGCACACATCAGACTTGATAGAGACCGTAAGATGGTTAACGACTTCGACCTTCGTTGGATGGCCTCAAAGATGTGGAGTAGCTGTGAAGATACTGATAAGGTCATGCAGCTGATAGTTGATGATAAGGCAGACGTAGCATTCATAAAAGATGTCGGAATGTACACAGGTCAAATACATTGGTGTGATGTTGCCGCTGAGAAGTTCTTCAGTGTGTATGGTCCAGAAGCAATACCTGTAACATCACAGGAAGAACTTGAAAGCGTACCTGCAGGACGCAAAGGCGTTGTAGTTAATAGTAGCTACAACAGCCTCATCAGAAGTAGCTCAAGCTATGTAGCACCAGTACCCGACGTCGCCTCGCCGCTTGATGAACTACAAGACTGGTTTGATAGTATCAAGAGCAAGCTTGACGATGATGAGATTCAGCAGTTTGAAGCAATATATGAGGAGTTGCAGTGATGATTAAAGATAAGTGTCCAAAAGGAATCGAATTAAGTGGTGGCTCACTCAGTGCCAATGTACGTGAAGTTGCAAGAGCCGTTAATCAAAATCTCAAAGTAGTCATGTGGTTGGCTAAGGTAGTCAAAGAGCTCGATAGTGAACTTGACGAAGTAAAGAAACAACTTGCAGAAGCTAGAAAGGATGTGACGCAATGACTAAGCAACGGCCAGAGTCAAGATGCTGGTTTGCATATTACATCTTCGACCCGATAAGAGACATGTGTTACTCATTTGGAGACTTGCTATCTACACTCTGGATTAAGATGAAGGGTGGCTGGTACTGCGAGTACTGTCATAAAGTACACTGCCGTCGCGTGTACAAATATCAGATATTGTTCAAGCCAAGCTTAAGTGGCAATAGTACTGATGTAAGTAACACTGGTACACTTCGTGACATCGCCGATGAGCCGCACAAGTATGTTTGTAGTTTAGGCCGCGATGCTATTACGAACAACACTTGGACGCCGCAACCTACATTTGGTGATAAGATTCAATCAGCGTTTGACCAAGTTGGTAGCATATTCAAAGTCTAACATATCTACACAATGTGACAGGACCCGGATATTATTCCGGGTCCTTTGTTACTTCAGGTTATTCAGCTGTTGTTGTACTAAGTCTGCGACAGATTGCTTATGTCTTGAAGCATGCCCTGGTGCTGACAGGCCTTTTGCCAGTCTTGCCTCGTATAGTTGCTCAATAGACTTAATTTCCTGTAGCTGTTCGGGCGTACACTTATCACCTCTGCGCTTCAGATACTTACGTCTTGTTTCAATACGTTCGCATTCAAGGCAGTATGAGTACTTACCTTTGCGCCCGTCATAGTAATTTCTGAACTCATCTACACTCTTCTCTTCACCACAGAATCTACAAACCTTTGTTTCCATTCATGTTACCTCCATTATTTGTTAACTATCACCCTATTTATATTATACGCTAAACAGCCTAACATTATAACAACTAAATAACTCAACGGTTAACCCAACAGATGTTACTTTTTGATTTTCTGAGCCTTCTGAGCCTTCTCAACCTTTTGACGTACCCCCACTTATCGAATATATAACAAAAATAAAAATACAATTTGTTTATTTGTCGACGAAAAAATATAAAGGGGCGTCAAAAAGTTAAGGAGGTTCAGAAAGCTCAGAAAGTTAGAAAATAATATCTGTTGAGTTATTCATGTATGAGAGGATATGTTTCTGTATGCTACCTACACTGCGCCCCGGTGCTGGTACCTACTAGACTGTTCAAAAACGGTAAGAACTACAGAATATTAGAAAAATTTGAAATTGGGCCAAAACTATTTATTATTTATATCCTTATATATATTCTTATTTTTTCAATTTTGTATTGGAAAGAAAGAACAAGAAGTCTTCTGAATCTGAGTAGGTTTAACACGTCCGTGATATCCATATAATTATACAACACCGTGATGAGAATGACCATCATAAAAACCACTAGGCCTGACGTCGCTCGGGTCGACGCGGCGACGAGTTAATGGACAGCCTTGTAGTTCCAACCAGTTTCAATCATATCTTTTAGGGCCAGACAAGCTCCTGAACGGATGTATATATTACTAGGCACAGCGTCGCAGCGTCCCTGGGCTGATACAGACTGAAGGATTGTAGATACTCAGGCAGTGAGTCACAGTACCGCCCGGCCGCGGCTCTACTCCGTAAAAAGAAGTGCAGCCACAGTCAGACGAGGCAAGGGTTTTAGCAGCAGTGGCGCTGCGGCGCATGGTCGCAGCGGTGCTATTACGACTGGACCAGCACGGATGCCAGGCTGAAATGATATGTGCAGCGCCGCCGCGACTTTGACTGACCATGGCCGACAAGGGTTTTAGCCGCCGCATCCCGGCCTCCGTACGGCTGGAGCTGACGTCAGTTCTACAAGCTAGTAGATTATAGCTGGTCCAATCCAAACCTGCACCACGGTGGCCCAGGCCCACTTGCTTACGCTGAACTTGACTTCCACAAGCTAGTAGATGCCTCGGCCGGGCGGCACTTGAGCCAGGCTGCACCAAAGGGCATAGCGAAACCCAGCTGGCTGACAAGACCAGCTGGGCTTCAATTGAAAGTGAGTATTCAGTTATATGTTATCCAATCATTGCTCTAATCTGTGCAAGCAGCTCCTTGCTCTCACCAGCCTTGAGATGCTCGATGTCGACATCTGCAAGCTTCTCAGCTAAGGCATCCTTGGTCTCATCAACCTTCACAACCTGTGTGCGACCCGTAGAAACTCTGATGCTCTTGAGCTGTTCTTCAGCTACAAGTAATGCCTGCCAACGAGGGTCCTCCTCACTGAAGTCTGCCTTTGACTTCATGATGGACTTCTTGGACTGAACGTTACGAATTTCTTTCTTAAGTCGCTCTTGGTCTTCCTTAAGCTCTTCAAGCTGCTCAGCAGTGAAATCTACTGAACCTGACATGCGGCGGGCACCACCTGCGGACTTAACCTTGCCTGTGGCCTTTCTGATAAGATTCTCAGCAACTGCACCGGCCATCATACTCTTGTAGTTATCCATTGTCATGGCCTTGCTCTTTGCACGAGAGCGCTTAGACTGCTGACTCTTCAGCATACCGTCAACTGTTGCCTCATCAAGCTCCTTGATGAACTCAACATCTACAGTGTCGAAGTCAATCAACTTTGCAAGCAGTGCGTCCATTGCGTTGTGGTCATGCTTTGAAGCTTCGAAGTCCTCACGGTACTCATCAAGGTTGTCATTCAGCTTCTTGATGCACTCAGCTACAAGCTCATTTGCAACAGCAGTAAGCTGAGCAGTACCTGCAAGATTTCTTGCGTTTGCAGTTGTTTCATTGTTTTCAGTTGCGTTGAACATTTCATTGATATTAGACATAGTAGTCTCCTTTCCTTCCGCATCATCCATGCGGTTGCCACACTTTGCAGTGGCCTGCGTATTTGGTTAAGCTTTATTTCCTTAACTCTATACATATTATATCATGAATTTTTGCGACTGTACATATGTTTTGTAAATTCAATGTGGTCACTGTACAGTCTTTATTAAGTTTGATATAACTGTTAGAATCAAGTACTTATTTCTTAACTCTATAGATATTATATAATGAAATCTTGCAGCTGTACATATGTTTCAGAAAAACAATGTTGCTGCTGCATGGACCTTCATCACGGGGCGAGGTGGCGAAGTAGCGAAGCACAGTCAGGTCAAGCTAGGGTTTTAGCCGCCGTGGCATAGCCAAGTCTGACTAGGGTTTTAGCAGCTGCTGGGTTGCACGGTTGAGTTGAGGCTGCAGCAGCTAGGCACAGCACAGTCTGGCCGCGACTGGGTTTTAGCCGCAGTGGTGGGGTATTGACTGACTGTGGCCACACGGATTGCTCACGCTGCATCGGGCTGCGGACTAGTAGATAGTCAACGGCCGCCCGGCTGAGGCTGAACTGTAATTGGTGCAGCCGCCAAAAATATTTCTGAAACTGATAACAAACTGCAAGATATTTGATATAATATAATTGTAAGAAATCAAATAACAACTATTGAAAGTGAGGTACAATTATGAACTACAATGTAATTTCGCACAACTACTTAAACACTGGAGGCCACTGCATGATAAGTGTATTTGAGGTATGGCTTCCAGATGAGAACAGAACGGTGTTTGTCAACGTCGGTGAAGATTACTGTACGATTACTACGGTCAACCATATCATGAGCGACCTTGAGATTGACGACTTCGATAAGATTACAGTTGCAACACTGAACTACAAGGAATCTGATGACTGTACAGTTACTAATGAATACTTCGAGCTGTGTAGATACTGCTTGTTTGAGTATTTGAAGAAAGACTGCAAGTATATGGGTTACACTGAGTCACTTCCGTTTGTGTGGCTGCCTGCAGTGTATCAACAGCAAATAACTAATAAGGAGCGACAGTATGTTGAAGAGGTTTTTGGTGACTACTTTAATACTGATGGTTACACAGTGTATATATTTACTGAGGACGATGATGAAAAAGAAATAACTGAAAAGGTTCCACAGCATAAAACATTACAGCAGACTTTGGCAGCTTGTTTGTTCCGTTTGCAGGCAACGTATGATTGTAACAATGAATTTATGGACGCGGATGACCTTGGTGACTTACTTACAACTATTGAAGATGTGAAGTACTATATGGCAAATGAAAACTAAGAAGATGCGGCGGCGATGAGTCGCCGCATTTTTCTACATATAGTGCGGATGCAGCATTGTCAAGCTGTGACTGGGTTTTAGCCGCCGTGGCCTGAGGCCATCAAGCCATGACTGGGTTTTAGCAGCCAGCCGCGATTTGGCAAGCTGAGGCTGGGTTTTAGCCGCGACGATGCGGCGTTGCCTAACTGTGACTGTCCACATGCTAGTAGATAGCCTTGCACCGTCCGGCCGTGGCTGAGCTGCAGCTGCGGCGATGAGCAAAAGAAAGGACCTGGTCTTTCGACCAGGCCACATGTTATCTATAATTTGGGTGCCAGTGCTCTGTGCTCCATTCTTCAAGGTCAGGTGCCTTCCAGTCCTTACCCATTGGGTACCAATCTCTCAAAGCTTGCTCAGCTAGGTCCTTTGCATGCATAGGCCATGTGAGCTTGCTAGCACACTCTAAGAGCCATTGAAATACTTGCACCTCATCTTCAAAGACGTCAGACTTTTTGAAGTCATCAAAGTAGAATACTGAGTCAGGATGCTTGGTGCTCGCTCCCCACAGCTCGCATACATATCCATGTTCGTTACTCTTGTAGATTTTTGCCATTGTCATTTCCTCACTTTCTTTTTTGAAAATCGGGACCGGCCGGTCTGACCGGTCCCTCACTCTTACATCAGACTTTTCAGAAGTTCTACAACTTTTTCTTGACTCAGATTTCCTGAACTTTCAATTGTATCAATGATAGTCTGCACATCTGTTTTTCTAACATACTCATTATCAACCGGCTTGATTTGGTTTCTTCTTTCAACCAACATCTTTTCAATCTCACAGGCTTTTCTGTATTCATCATTATCGCCCTCAACATCTGTCAACCATTTGGTAAGGGTCTTTTTTGATTGAATACTTCTGATGGCCTTTATAGTCTCATCATAGTCAAGCTGGTCGACATCTTCCTGTGTGTACATTGTAACTGGCTTTTCTTTAGGGTCAAGTAACTGGCGCACTTCTTTTAAGACTTGCTCATATTTTACTACCTCAGTCATCTCTTCTTCATAGGTCTTTTTGCCTTTCTGCTTTTTAAGCCTACACTTGAGAGACTGCACCCTTTTAAGTTCCTTTGCTACTGCTTCCAAGTCATTGTCGAACTTTGCAGCCATTTTTTCAATTTCTGTCATTTTTGTCATTTTTGTTTCCTCACTTTCAATTTTATTTTTGAAGTTTTCATTTCTTAACTTCTTATTTATTATATCATACTTTTTGGAATTTGTAAATACTTTTTTGAAATATTTTTCAAATTCTTTTTCTCAAATAAGAAGTTATTCATTACTCACTTACAATATATATTATACTATGGACTTTGAAATTTGTACACCGTCAAACTGCATAGAATTGCTGCACTATTTCTGTGCATTTTGATAGAACATCCGTTCTGTGCATACTGCCCAAAAATTGCGCCGATTTCTGTGCATTTTGCCAGGGCCCTTAGCGCGGTGGTGCAGAATCCAGGCCACTTTTCCAAAATGTCAAAAATAATCTCAGCATAATATAAACCAAACAGCCAATTGGCACAGCACCACCTAGTCGCCCTGCATCGCAGCGTTAAATAGTAGATATTATGTATGCACTATATAGTCCAAAGATTACAGAGGCTTGGCCACAATTTGTAGTTACACCCCACCGGCAAAAATTTGGAAGAATTGTAGATAAACTGGAAAGAAATAGCTATAATTTGGAAAGAAAATAATTTATTTGTTTATTATATGCGTTAATATTGTAAAATTTAACTTGCATAAAGTATTCATAACGTGTAACGTGTTCGTGGGTATACTCGAGGTGATTTATAAGGGTTATAATTACGAACGTGTTACGCGTAAGGTTACTTTTGTGATATAATCTACTATTTCTTACGAAAATGCTGAGTATTGGATGACACTTGTAGCTATACATGCCAGCCAAACAACGTATAATATAATTAGGAGGTGATTTATGATGGGAGACCAAGAGCTTATGTGTCCCAGCGACGCTGAGGAACCAGTAGTAATGGTACATTGCCCAAGATGTGGTCAGTACAAACCAGCTCATCATATTGACAAGCACCTCTGCATCGACTGTGCGAATGCCGAGAATACACGTGTGACCTACTACAGGCAACATCAGGATGATTGGATAGCGAATGCCAAGGAGAATGGTATTGACCTTTGGTCACAGCAGCCCGGCGAGACACAGTGGGAGTTCACAGTCTGGACAGCTTATAGAGATTCATATCCAGGAAAGAAACCTACGTATGGTGACGTGGCGCGTCAGCTTAATACAACCTATGCATCTGTGAAGAAGATTGCACAGCGTTGGTCATTCCAAGTTCGTATGCAAGCTTGGATGAAGCATTGTGATGACATCACGTTACAGCAACGCAGGCAAGAGATTCTTGATATGAATAAGGAACATGTAGATATGGCTGCTAAGCTGCGTGCGAAGCTTAACACAGCCATTGACATGATTGACCCTACAACTCTTAAGCCTGGAGAGATTGCATCGCTCGCTAAGTTATCTGCTGACATGGAGCGCAAGGCACGCGTTGACATTATTGCTCAAGAGGAACTTATACGTGATTCTATGACTGACACAGAGAATCCAGACTTGAAGAAGAGTCCTACTAAGCAGGCAGACTTAAGTGAGGTAGTCGGAATACTCCTGAAAGCAGGGGCCCTAGGTGACATCACGCAGATTGGTGTGCGCCAAACCAAAACAACTGAGGTTGCACTTGTAGATGCTAATGGCAACTCCTCTAGTGTGACAATGGATGATGAGTAAAGAGAGGTAGAGATTTATGGGTAAAGGTCGTAACACAAGAATGTATGGCACTTATCCGTCTGAGACCTTCAAAGAGAACGGCCAGTTGGTTCGCCGCTGTGTATTTTGTGGTGAGGTAAAGCCTATTACAGATTTTCCACGTAATGGCACTGATAAGAAAGGCCGTCCTGAATGGAGACAGGACTGTAAGTGTTGCTACAACATTCGAAGGAAAGAAAACAGAACAAAGAAAAAGCATTCTGACTTTATTGGAGGTCAGAAGCGCCGTGGTGAGGAGAATCCAGAATTCACGCATCAAGAGTGGAAGGAAGCATTGATTTTCTTCGGAGGTGAATGTGCATATTGTGGATGCACACCACGCAAAGGTCAAAGGTTGACACGTGACCATCTTGAGCCGGTTAGTGAAGGTGGACGTACTATTCAGAGTAACATCGTACCGGCATGCCAGTCATGCAACAGTTCTAAGGGAGCTGAAGATTTCAAAGACTGGTTCATGAAACAGCCATTCTTTAGTCAGGAGGGCTTTATTGGGTTTT